TAATCAGGTGGTGGTGATGATGTAAATGAAATTAACACCGAAACAACAAGCCTTTGCAGATTATTATATCCAGATAGGGAATGCGACAGAGGCGGCTAGGAAGGCAGGGTATAGTGATAAGACAGCCAAGGAAGTAGGATACGAAAACCTCACAAAACCTCACATTAAGGCTTATATAGACGAGAGGATGGCTGTTAAGGACGCTGAACGAATCGCCTCACAAGACGAGGTGCTGGAGTTTCTGACCAATGTTATGCGTGGTAAAGTCACCGAGAAAATCCCCTTAGGTCTTGGTATGGGTGAACAAGGGCTTGTCAAAAACGAGTTGCAAGGAAAAGATCGAATTAAGGCTGCTGAGTTAATCGGTAAACGATATGGCTTATGGGTAGAAAAGGTTAACCTGGATGGAGATTTAGCTGTAACCATCATAGATGATATAGGTGTTGACGATGAAGAAGGTTAAATTATCCGAGATCGTGACACCTCACTTCCAAAGTTTCTGGAAGGCAGCTAACTCTCGAAAATACCTTAAACACGTTTTAAAGGGTGGTCGTGGTTCTGCTAAGTCAACTCACATAGCCATTCTGTTGATTATCTACATGATGAAGTATCCGGTAACTACCCTGTGTGTTCGTAAAGTAGCCAATACGCTTGGTGAATCTGTCTTTGAGCAACTAAAAGAGGCTATAGAGATACTTGGCGTAGGAGCTTACTGGAAGGTTCAAAAAAGCCCTATGCAGTTGATCTATAGACCAAGAGGCAACAAGATCATATTCCGTGGTGCAGATGATCCAGCTAAGATCAAATCTATCAAAATGAGTAAGTTTCCATTAGCTTTCCTATGGATTGAGGAGCTTGCTGAGTTCAAAACAGAAGATGAAGTAACAACCATCGAAAATTCTGTATTACGTGCAGAGCTACCAGATGGTCTTTTTTATGCCTTCTTCTACTCATACAACCCACCCAAACGTAAGCAATCATGGGTGAACAAGAAGTACGAGACACAGTTCCAAGCAAGTAACACTTATGTACATCATAGTAGTTATTTACAGAATCCTTATATCTCTAAAGCGTTCATAGCTGAAGCTGAGGGAGTGAAAGAAAAGAACTTACAGAAATATGAATGGGAGTATCTAGGCAAAGCGATAGGGAGTGGTGTTGTGCCGTTTGATAATCTGAATTTCAGACGAATCACAAATGAAGAGATCAAAACGTTTGATAATATACGTCAAGGGATCGACTGGGGTTATGGTGTTGATCCGTTTGCTTTCGTCCGTTGGCATTATGACAAAACAAGACGCAAAATATATGCGCTGGATGAGGTGTACGGCGTTAAGCTCTCCAATAGAGATGCAGCCGAAAAAATCAAAGCGAAAGGCTATGATACTACTTTGAGTATTGCTGATAGCGCAGAGCCTAAATCAGTTGATGAAATGAAACGTGATTATCATCTACGTATCAAAGGAGCTAAGAAGGGACCGGGTTCCGTTGAATATGGCGAGAAATGGTTGGATGACTTAGAAGAGATCGTCATTGATGCTGTACGAACTCCTAACCTAGCTAGAGAATTTGAGAATATTGACTATCAAACAGACTCAGACGGTAATCCTAAAGCTCGCTTAGATGATAAGGATAATCACACCATAGACGCTACACGCTATGCATTTGAAGATGATATGAAAAAGTCAGGAGTATCTTTTGACTAAAAGTTTTTATCTCATTTAAAAAAAGAAAGCTCAATCTACTCTAACAGTCGATTGAGCCGAAAATGTTAAATTAATAAAATTACTTACTTGTAGAATCTGATTGATCAACTTCTGGATCATCTGGTGATTCTGAAATATATTGATCAATGGCTTTTGTTACGTTATTGAGTGCATCTGTGAGACGCTTTTCGTTTTCAATACGCTCTTCCAACAGTTTTGTTTGTTTTTGTTCTTCGATTAGAAGTTCTTGATGATGACGTTCCCTTTGCTGGAGATCCTCTTTGTGGATCTGCTCCAGTTGTTCGGATCCACTGATGGCGATATGGAATGTAACGATGATGTTGATAGCAATCCCTAAGAACCATTTAAGGTTTTCCCACGTCCAAGGCTCCTTAGACGTTTGTGAATCAACAGAAGATGATAGATTAGCGTGCTCTTTTTCAGGTAATACATCAAATAAAGTCGATGACAAATTATCTAACGAAGGATAGATTGAATCAGGTATTGGTGAGGTCTGAGGATGTGGTACTTTTTTTACTTTCTCAAGCAACTGGTTTATTGATTCACCGGTGGTTAAGATAGCAGTACTCATAACATCATCTTTCTGTCTTAGAATTTCTAAGTATTTAGATAATGTAAGTGGTTTATCCTCTAAAATAAATTTAATAGAATATGGTGTTAAATCTTTAACCAACTCTATTTTTTCAAAAATTTTACTGCTTTGAACCATATCTAATTGTTTCTGGAACGATTTCAAATTCATTTTGTCCATCATTTCCTGAATGTGACGAATATGTTCAAATGGGTCATTTTTCAAACTTTCTTCACCTCTTTGTACGTATTGTAAGTTTATAAATTCCAGTATTCGACAAAGGGATGGGGAATCCTACCTAAGGAGGGGTAGTGTGGTATTTACTGAAACAGATCGGATTAACAAAATAATTGCTGATGGTGCTAAGTCAGGCATGACATTAGAAGAGTTTATCCAACGAGAAGTAGACGAGTGGGAAGCATCAGAAGTCCGCGAGCTTATGATCAAGGGTGATAAATACTATCGCGGTGACAGTGAGATTTTAAACAGAAAACGCGAAGTAATTGGCGATGGTGGTAAGGTAGAAGATAAGAACCTTGCTAACAATAAGCTTGTACACAACTTCGCAAGGAAACTAGCAGATCAAAAGGTTGGCTATCTGCTCTCTAAACCCATGAGCGTACAAACGAATAACAACACATACCAAACCTTGCTAGGAGAATACATTGGCAAGGCTTTTTTACGTACTCTCAAAAACGTAGGTAAGGAATCTATCAACAAAGGAAAAGCGTGGCTCCAGGTCTATTACAACGAGGCAGGAGGGCTATCATTCAAGCGTATTCCTAGTGAAGAAGTCATTCCTATGTGGAAAGATAGTGAACACACTGAACTGGACGCTGTTATCCGAGTCTATGAGGTTGAAGCATATGAGGGTAAAGAGAAGAAGCTTATCAAGAAAGTGGAATACTGGGACACTCAAGGTGTTAAACGGTATGTATACGATGGACAACTTATACCAGATGTAGAAGTAGGTGACGAAGGTAGTCATTTTGTTGTCATGAGTGGAGCAGGTAAAGAGTTAGGCCTAAACTGGGAGCGAGTGCCGTTCATCTGCTTCAAGTATAACGATGAAGAAATACCATTAATCAAGTTTATTCAATCACTCATTGATGATTATGACTATCGTAAATCAGATAACGCTAACAACTTAGAGGATATGCCAAACAGCATTTATGTGTTAAGGGACTATGACGGTACCAATTTAGGGGAGTTCCGATACAATCTAGCTGCTTATCGCGCTGTTAAAGTGGCGGGTGATGGTGGAGTAGAAACCATTAGCTTGCCGATTGATACAGAGGCGTTTAAAACTCATGTGGAGATGAACAGAAAAGATATCTATGAGTTTGGGCGTGGCGTTGATACGCAGTCTAGTAACTTTGGAAATGATCCGTCAGGTATCGCATTAAAGTTTCTTTATGCTGACCTGGATATGGATGCCAACATGATTGAGACAGAGTTCCAAGCATCTATGGAGCATCTACGCTGGTTCATTGATCAGCACATAGTTAATACTGGCGGCGGTGACTTCTCTAACGAAACAGTTGAATTCATTTTCAACAGAGACATTTTAATTAACGAAACGGATGCGATAACGAATGCAAAGGATAGTGTTGGGATCTTGTCAGACGAAACAATCGTTGCTAACCACCCATGGACAACTAATGCGCAAGAAGAGTTAGCGAGGAGAAAGAAAGAGCGTGAAAACATGATGGCTCAATCAGATCCATATGTTGACTTTGCTCCTAAGGATGAAAACGAATGAAAAAGCGTAAACAGCCACCGCGTAGCTATTGGCAAAAGCGTAGTGAACAGGTAGCGCAGTTGTCTTTTGATGAGGCCGATAAATATGCCGAACAACTTAGAAATGAGTATGACCGAGCTATAGCAAGCATCAAACGAGATATTGAGGTGTTCTATCAGCGTTTTGCTAAAAACAATGAGATTAGTCTAGCAGATGCCCGTAAATTACTTACAAGTAGCGAAATGAAAGAGTTCAAAATGACGCTAGAAGAGTTTACAGCTAAAGCTAAGGGTAACTTAGATGGTCGTTGGACCAAGGAACTAAACAACGTCTACTACAAAACTCGTGTAAGCCGTTTAGAGGCACTTTTGGTTCAGATAAGGCAATCAGTCGAGGAACTAACTTCGAAGCAAGAGAAACGTACCAGAGAGCTTCTGGAAGGTAACTATACAAGCACCTATTACCGAACTTTATTTGAGATACAAACAGGTACGGGGATAGGTGTTTCTTTTGCGCGAGTAGATAAAGAATCGCTAGAGAAGACTTTGCAAATCAACTGGAAGGATGGTAATTACAGCGAACGTATCTGGAGCAACCGAGACAAATTGCTATCTGAGGTTCAAACATTGCTTTCTCAATCGTTCATTCGCGGAGATAGTTCTGATAAAACAGCAAAAGCATTATCAGATCGGATGAATGTTTCCTATTCGCACGCAGCAAGGATTGTAAGAACAGAAAGTAGTTACATCACTCATCAAGCTACTATGGATGGTTATAAGGCAAGTGGAGTGGTGAGAAAGTATGAAATCATAGCTTCTTTAGATGGGCGGACCAGTAGAATTTGCCGGAGTCTTGATGGCAAAGTGTTCAAATTGAGTGAACAAGAAGTTGGGGTTACATACCCTCCATTTCATCCGAACTGTCGAACAACCGTTGTACCTTACTTTGATGATGAAATTGACGTAGGTGAACGCTTTAGTAGAGATCAAGAAGGTAAACCGTACTACGTACCAGGAGATATGGCTTATACACAATGGGAAGAGAAATATGTGAACAACTAGCCGTTTCGGTACTGTCGGCGTAAAAGAACAGGACATCACCGGACGAAACCGGGATAAAAAACGTAGATGAAAGGGTGGATATCATGGACTTGAAAGAACTGTTGAAAAGCATGGGTCTTAGCGATGAACAAATTACTAAGATCATGGGAGGTGTTGAAGAAAAGTACAAGGGATATGTACCGAAACACAGGTTTGATGAGGTCAACGAGGCTAAAAAGCAACTAGAGACAGACTTGAAAGACCGCGATAAGCAACTGACTGATTTAAAAAATAGTGTTGGTGACAACGAGGACTTGAAGAAGCAAATCGAAACTCTTCAGAATGATAACAAAGCTAAGGATGAACAGTATCAAACCAAGATTAAGGATATGCAGATGTCTACAGCTATCAAGCTTGCTTTAGCAGGTGAAGCTCATGATCCTGATCTTATTGCTGGTCTCCTAGACAAATCAAAAATCGAGATCAATGAGGACGGCACATTAACAGGTGGTCTTGATGATCAAGTTAAGGCGTTGCGTGAGAGCAAGGCTTTTTTGTTTGTCGAAAAACAGGAGGATAAAGGATTTCAGTTTAAAGGAGCACAACCTGCTGAAGGGACAAGAAACAATGGAGACAACAAAGGACAGACAGATGATTTTGGTAAGCGCCTAGCTGATTTCGCTAAGGGTAATGAGAGCTTAGATAAAGCACGAGCATCTTATTTTGAGTAATGGAGGTAATTAAAAAATGAGTAAATATGTTGAAACGAGCTATAGCAATAAAAAAGAAATCTTGAAGTTCCCCGATCATTACGTAGCTTTAGCTGTAACAGTAGATGATACGGGAGTTACGGCGAATGCTGAGGGAAAGAAAATCGTACCAGCTGGAACTATTTTGGGAGGTGGAGTGCTAGCTGATCCGAGTAAAGTTGCAAAGAAGGCTAAAACAACTGCTGATAAGTCAGATGCAGAGGGTGTTCTATTAAATGACACTGATGTGACGTATGGCCCTGCATCAGGAGCAATGGTCATCCATGGATTTATTGATGTAAGTAAAATTCCAAATCAACCTGATGTTGCAGAAACTGCTGCGCTTAAACAAATTACATTTTTGAAATAAGAAAGGGTGTTACTGAATGAATATTTTTGATCTTGTAAACGCAAAGAACATTTCAACGTACTATCTAGCTAATCCATCTAACACGATTCCATACTTGGGAGCCACGCTGTTTCCACCTAAAAAACAACTTGGTCTTGATCTGAGTTGGATTAAAGGTTCACGAGGACTACCAATTGCTTTAATGCCTTCTGAATTCGATGCAAAGGCTACACTACGTGATCGTATCGGATTCAGCAAAATTGATACGGAAATGCCGTTCTTCCGTGAAGCAATGCGAATTGGGGAGAAAGATCGTCAGGAACTAAACAAGCTTGCTGCTTCACAAAACGAAGCGTTGATCATGCCAGTTATAAATTCGATCTATGATGATGTCACTAACCTGGTTAATGGTGCGCAAGTTATTCCGGAACGGATGATCATGCAGTTGCTTTCTACTGGAAAGATTAGCATTACAGCTAACCGATTGAATTATGATTACAACTATAAAATGCCAGAGGAGCACAAAGAAACGTTGACGGCTGATGCGAAGTGGAGCAGTCCAGACGCTGATGTGGTCGGTGATATTAAGACATGGCAGGATAAGGTTGAGGATGATACAGGTGTTCGTCCAACAAATGCGATTTGCACACGGAAAACCTGGAATTACATCTTGCAGAACAAACCTGTACGACTAGATATGAATCCATTGGGCGGTCAGAACATCATCATGACAGACGCGATGATGAAGCAATATTTACAATCTAAGTTAGGGATTAATGTAGCAGTTTACAATAAAAAGTTTGCTCTACAGGATGGTAGTACAAATCTATTCTATCCAGATGATGTATTTACGCTTATCCCAGATGGAACGCTTGGAAACACATATTACGGTACCACACCGGAAGAATCTGATTTGATGGCTGGAAGCACAGTAGCGCAGGTCTCCATTGTTAATACAGGTGTAGCAATCACAACGATAAAAGAGCCTCACCCAGTAAATGTAGAAACTATCGTTAGTGAGATTGTTCTACCTTCATTCGAAACCATAGATACTATTTTCATCGCAAGAGTTGCTTAATCAAGAAGGGAGAATACTTTCCCTTATTTTGATTGGAAGGAGCGAATACTTAAATGGCTAAGAAAGCTAGTCAGGAAAAAGATTCTGGATCGGTTGTATGGACTGTGAATGTGAAATATCGTGGTAAACGTTATAAGGCTGGAGAAGTGTCTGAAATCCAAGAAGAAGATCGAGAAGGATTAATAGCAGACGGTGTTATCAGAACGGAGGAAGAATAATGATATGGCCGATTGTAAAGGCACGACTTAGGCTTTCTGATGACACGATACAACCATTAATCGAAACATATATTAATGAGATAGGGAATCGCATTATGCACTATTGTGGTATTTCAGACATTCCAACAGCATTACATTTTACATGGGCTTCTATGGTCATTGATGCATTAAGGATTGAACAAGCAACAGTCGGTGAAGTGGCTGCCGCAACTGCTACAAACGAGTCAATCAAGATTGGCGATACTTCAAGCTCTCCAGGTAAAAGCGAGGGAGTAACGAGTACATCAAAGGGTGTAATTGATTCAGTAGTTTTAAACTATCGAGTGGATTTGAACCGATATCGAAAGTTGGTGTGGTAATGAACTACGCAAAGCATCGAATGGCGTTAGAACGTATGTATGAGGACAAGGCTACTGTTAAACGGGTAATAGAAACCGAAACGCCTTGGGGTGAGACAAAAACTGATCTGACTACAATCTATATTGATCAGCCTTGCCGGCTCTCCCAGAAAGCTCTTGGAACAAATGGACAGACAGCCACAGTAAATCAGGTTGTTTATGAAACGAAACTCTTTATTTCACCAGACGTTGTAATCCTTCAAGGTGATGAGATAGAAGTCACAGGTAGAGGGGTTACACGAACTTATACAGCAGGTGAACCGTTCCTTTATCCAACTCATCAAGAAATCAGTATTCAACGCAAGGATAAAGCGTAATGGCAGGAAGCTTTGATATAGGTGGTTTTGAACGTTTGGCAAAGGCTTTTCAAACAGCAAATGATGAACGTGTAGTAGAGCGATTCATCCGAGACTTTTTACTTGAAATGGCATATAGAGCTGAACGAAAAATAAAAAAACGTACAGTTGTTGGGCCTACTGGTGATTTAAGAAAAAGCTGGAGAGTAGGGAAGATTGAAAAGCGCGGTAACAATTATATGGTTGAAATCTTCACTAATCTTGATTATGCATCATTCGTAGAATACGGCTTTCGTTCACACTGGGTTCCTGGTAGATGGGAAGGCAACCAATTTGTCTATGATCCGGCAGCCAAGACTGGAATGCAGGTTGGTGAGAAAGGCGGTTGGGTAGAAGGTCGATTCATGATGACCATTTCCATGAAAGAGATTGAAAAAGAGTTACCACGTTATCTTGAAAAACGCCAAGCTGAGTTACTTAACGACATCATGAATGGGCGCCCAGCTAGAAGAGGTGGTTCTGATTGAAATAACGATTAATGATGTCCGCAACGCTGTTATGTCAGCAATCAAAAAAGCGTACCCAACAGCTAAAGTATATGGAGAACGACTGCCACAAGGTTTTAAGGAGCCTTGTTTTTTTGTACTCATGCTAGAAGGTAGTCAAGATAAGGAGCTAGACAGGCGCTACAAGCGTTTTCACCCGTTTGATATCCATTACTTTACCGCATCTAATTCAGAGCGCTACGAGGTCGCTGAGAGGCTGATAGAGGTATTGGAATTGATTGATCTAAAAGGCAAGCCCATTCGAGGGATTAAGATGCGACACACGATTGTAGATGATGTGTTGCATTTTTTTGTTGATTACAACTTTCATGTTGTACGCCCAAAACCTACGGTTCCTAAGATGCAAAGGAACCGGATTGAAAGGGGGTTAAAGTATGAGCAAGAAAAATAGCGAAGCACCACGGTTTAAGAAGGAACAATTTATCGGCTCTGATAGATACACAGAGGTTCAAAAAGACATTATTTCGGCTCTATTAGATAATACGAACACTTATACGAAAGAGGAAGTAGACAACGTGCTTTTAGATTTTTCAAGAAAGGAGTTTGGTTGATATGATGCAAAATTGGATAGCTCAAAACAAAGTGCGTCCTGGTACGTACGTTAATGTTGTCAGCGAGGCAAAACCACAAGGTGCTATCAGCGAGCGCGGAACAGTTACAATGGCTCTTTCATTGAGTTGGGGACCATCTGGTGAAGTTATTGAAATACAGGCAGGAGAGAACACGTTAGACAAGCTAGGTTACGATATTTCCGAACCTCAGATCCTTTTAGTTCAGGAAGCGCTAAAGCGAGCTAAAACCTTGCTATTGTACAGACTTAATACAGGATCAAAAGCACAGGCTTCAAGTGATAACTTAACGGTAACGGCTCTATACGGTGGCGTAAGAGGTAATGACATTACTGTAGTGGTAGAACAAAACATTGATGATGAGACAACTTTCATTGTAAAAACTCTGGTAGCTGGTTCTATCGTAGATAATCAGCTTGCTAAGAAAATTGAGGACTTGAAAGCTAATAAATTTGTAACATTTTCTGGTACAGGCGCCCTTGTCGCAAGCGCTGGTATCCCATTAACAGGCGGTACCGATGGAACAGAAATAGGGGTAAATCACACGGCCTACCGAGAAGCTATTGAATTACACGATTTTGACGCAATGGCTGTACCTTATGATGATCCGACGATTAAATCAGTCTACGTTGCCTTTGCTAAACGCTTGGCAAATCAACAAAACAGATTTATTCAAATTGTGGTACCTAACTACGCACAGGCTGACGATCCAACGGTTATTAGTGTTTCTAACGGCGTTATATTGTCAAACAGTACCGTAATTGATGCGGTTAAAGCAACGGCTTGGGTGGCTGGTGCAACAGCAGGTGCTAACGTTAACCAATCTCTTACCCATACTGCCTATGATGATGCTGTAGCTGTTCATGGGCGCCTAAATGATTCACAGATCACGAAAGCTCTCCTTAATGGGGAGTTTTTATTTGAGCTTCACAACGGCAAAGTGGTCGTAGAACAGGATATCAATACGTTTACGAGCTTTAGCCCAGATAAACGTAAACATTTCAGTAAAAATCGTGTGGTACGAACTATCAACGGTATAACAAAGGATTGGAAGCTAGCTTTTGATGAACAGTATTTGGGTAAAGGTGACAACGATGCTGACGGAAGAAATCTTTACAAGAAAGAATGCATCAAGATATCAGAGCAGTATCAAGCGATGGGAGCTATCCAAAATTTTGATGCTCAAAAGGACATTATTGTTTCTCCAGGTAATGATAGTGATTCATTGCTAACTGAGGGGTATATCCAACCTGTCGATGCCATGGAGAAAAACTACTTAAAGGCGGTGGTGCGATAAATGGCTTTTTTAAAATATGAAGACACGATAAATGGTCAGGAAGGACGTGCCTACGCCACGATTAACGGTCGTGTAGAGGAAATGTTCTGGCTTAAAAAGTTCGAGGCAAAGGTAGAAAAGAACAAAAAAGAAGGAAAGACACTAAACAGACGCGGTACCCAGCATAAGGCAATGGGATGGAAAGGTACAGGCAGCATGACCATCTACTATGTGACCACCCTTTTCCGCCAACTTATGCTCGATTACATGAAGACAGGTAAAGACATTTACTTTGATGTTCAGATCACAAATGAAGATCCGACATCTAGTGTTGGAAAGCAAACTGTTGTCATCAAAGGAATTAACCTTGATGGTATTACAATGGCTCTTTTGGACATAGATAGTGAGGACATGGAAGAGGAGATTAGCTTCACTTGGCAAGATGCTGATATCTTGGATAGTTTCGTACAACCAAAATTAGGTTAGACAAACATACTAAATGAACTATAGTGTATTTGTTCTAATCTTAAAAAATTCAATTTAAAAACGTTTTAAACCCTTGTTGTTGCTAACAAGAGTGGTGTATCATAAGGATAACAAGGCATGTTTAAAACAGTTTTAAACATGTTTATAATTGTAAAGATACGCATACAATAAAAAGACCGCAGGTGCTGGTAACACCCACGGTTTGTACAAAGACTATCCCTTCAAAGGGGTGGCTCAAAAGGACTTACTGAAGAAATGGACTTCCCAGGGTCGTTAGCTCAAGGGAGGTCTATTTCCGTCTAGGGAAGGACAGTAGGGCAATTATCAGCATGCCAAAAGCTATCATTAGTGAAATTGCCTCATATACCGTCATATTCTCACCCCCTTCCCTATAGATAGGGTAAAGCGAGGTGAGCCGACCACCCTTGAGAGAGCCGAGTCTATGTACATGGAAAATTATAACACGATTTTACAAAAAGGCGCCCCTTAATTTTGGAGGCGTCTTTTTAATATTTAGATACCAAACATTTTTTCTATAATTGTCGAAACAAAGGTTATCACTCTCTCGAGGATGGATAATAATATACCTTAACTAGGCTCTCCAACAAAACTACTAACTAAATAAGAATCAACTTCGATATTCAACAATTGTAATAGTTTTGGAGTTAATTCTTCAGCAAATAAGATATTGTGATAGTCTTTTGGTATTGATATGAGTTTTGGATACAGTTCAGTTGATAGCCAAAAGTTAATATTAAGGTCTGTATTGGAATCCTTGATGTAATCTGGGTTTTCCTTACCAATAAATTCAGCATATAGACTTGTATCCAAAATTTGATCCTGAACATTTATAAATACTTCAATCTTATATAGATTTGATGAAACTTTTTCTGTATTAATAATTTTTGTAGAAAATCTAATTTTAGTTAGTAAATCACCAACGCCAACACCAAAAAAATCACATAATGTAGATAAAGTTTCAAACTGAACACCTTTACCCGAATTATGAAATAAAGATCCTAAAGTAGTTTTCGATATTCCAGTTGCTTTTGCAACATCAACTATTTTTAGTCCACGTTCAGCCATCAATACTGCAAGATTACATTTAATCATAGTAAACACCTCTATTCTAAGAGTATCATATGCAAAGCAAAAAAACCAATAGTTTGATCTAAAGGGCTTGACAAGTGACTAAATACAGATATAAGATACAATTAGCTTTAAAGGACAAATGTTTGTTCTTTTTGGTTAAAGTAGAATGTTTTTAGAATGGAGGTTTGTTTTTTGATAAAGTCTAACTTACCTATTTTAATGGCGAAATGTAGAATTCGCACAGTTGCTGAGTTGTCAGAGAAGACAGGTATTTCTCGGACAACTCTAAGAACGATTTATTACGGCAAGGGAAAGGGAGTACAATACCAGACGCTATTAGTATTATGTCGATTTTTTAAGGTAGGGATAGGAGAGATTTTAGAGTGTGAGTTAGAGAATAAATCTGCTTAGGGAGGAAAAAAGATGAGCGATCAATTGATGTTATTCGAAGGTCATGAAATCGTGGTTTTGTTTAAAGAAGATGTAAAATTTGATTTTCAAGGTGATTTTCTGATTTTGGCCAAAAATGTTGCGACAGTTCTTGATTACGCTAGAACAGAAGAAGTTACAAAATTTTGTAAAAAAGAACAAGTATTTGTCTTGAAAAACAGTGACATTTCGGTTTCGGCGTTAAACCGAATCCGAAAATTAAACAATGCAGGTGAAGCATTCATCACTAACCTTGCATTAAATCGTGTATTCGGAAAATCAGAAAAACCCAAGGCCGAACCTTTTCAAGATTGGTTGTATGAGGACATGCTTCCCTCAGTTCAAAAACATGGAGTGTACATGACTCCAGAGACTATTGAAAAAACATTGAGTAATCCAGATTTCATCATCGGGCTTGCAACTAAATTAAAAGAAGAACAACTCGCAAGGCAATTAGCAGAAACTCAAATTGAGAAGGACAAGCCTAAAGTTTTATTTGCTGATTCGGTATCTGCTTCTCAAACATCACTCTTGATTGGAGATTTAGCGAAGCTTATTAAACAGAATGGTTATGATATAGGGCAAAAACGTTTGTTTGAGTGGATGCGCCAGAATGGTTATTTGATGAAATCTGGTTCTAGTAAAAATATGCCTACTCAAAAGGCAATGGATAAGGGATTGTTTGAGGTTAAAGAGTCTTCTATTGCTAATCCGGACGGAAGTATTAGAATCACTAAAACAACGAAGGTAACAGGGAAAGGTCAAATATATTTCATAAACAAATTTATTAGTGGGGATGTAGCGTAGATATGAAAAACGAGTTAAATGAACAAAATAAAAAGTTCACCTTCCCTAGTCTTGGCGGACAGAAGATGAACTAACCAACAATTCGGGCAACGCCCTTTACATAACAGTATAGCACAGACAGCAAGATTGTACACGCGGTGTTGCCCTTTTAATCAGGGGGAAAGAACAATGAGTACGCTCATGCAATGGTTGGAACCAGCGATACAAAAACGTGTTGATGAGGTTTACTATATTACAGATGAGTCAGAGGGAGTCATTCAAGGTCAAAACGAGTTTGATAGGATTATGATTAAATTAGAAGGGCTGTTACCAGAAGAACGAAAATTGCTAGAGGATTTATATGAATCAGTTATCACGATGCGATCTTCTGGAGAAGGAGTAGCATATCGGTCAGGTTTTAAAGATGGTTTAGGAATAAGCAGAGAGATTAGTCCAGTAACCATTTTCCATCAATAATAATGTTCGAGACACACTCATATGGGGTGTGTCTTTTCTATTGAAAGGGGTGATGCTTATGTAAGTCTCATGATTAATATGCGGTGCAGTTAAAACAAAAACAAACAAATGAGAGGGGATTATACAATATGAGTTTTCAAGATTTCTTTATGGAAGAGTTTGAGGATGCAGAGGTAGTTGAGCGTATGGTGAGAATCGGAGGTAAAGAAAGGAAAATGCAATTCAAACCTCTAAGCGCAGCCCAAGGCGATGAAATTCGTAAAAATTGCCGTAAAGTTACACGCCACAAAGGAAAGAAAGAGGTTGATATTAACGAAGACACCTATATGGCTAAAATGATTGTTGAGACTACCGTTAATCCTGATTTTAAGAATAAGGAATTACAAGATAATTGGAAGGTTATAGGGGCTGATCAATTGTTATCAGCGATGAAAACAAAAATGATAGATGGTGAATATGCTGATCTTATTGCAGTAGTATCGGAGATCAACGGTTTTAATAAAGACATCAATGAATTGAAAGAAGAAGTAAAAAACTAATAGAGGAGGGCGATGCTGACGCTAGTTATGCATACTATGCCCTCCACGAACTAAATATACTTCCTAGAGATTTGATGGAAATGAGTCTAAAAGATAGAGCATGTATCTATCAATTTATAGATATTAGACTCGAAGCTGAGAAGAAAGCTAGGAAAGATGCGCAAAAATAACTCTTATAATCCTACCTGTAAATTTGGTACCATGTGGTAAATGAATATTTTAGGAGGTGCCAAGTTTGCAGGAAGTTTTATTTAGTATTGTCGTTATACTCCTTATAACACTGATAGCCTTTTTTGGAATTAGCTCCAAAAAGAAAAAATTAGCACGTGAGAAAGCTATAGGAGCATATGAAAGCGCTAATTGTTTTCATGAATATGGTATTTCTCAGCTCCAACCAAGAGAAAAAGTTGATATTTTCTTAATGAACGAAAAAGTAGCAATTAAGTCTAAGGATTTAGTGGTTGAACTGCCTATTGAGCGAATAATAGCAGCTCAATATCTGAGAAAAACGGATATATTAAAAGAAAGTAAATCAGCGATAGCTCGTGGAATTGTAGGTGGAGTGTTGATTGGGCCACTTGGTGCAATAGTAGGTGGTGTTTCAGGGGTTGGCGACAAACATAAAAAAGGAAATTATCTTGTAATTAATTACACTACAGCAGATAGTAACGAAACGAAAGTTCTTATTTTTGATATGATTTTATACCAAATCGCTGACAAATTAGCAAAAGATTTAACAAAACAAATTAGAAAAATGAATACCAATAATGGAGTAATACAACTGTGAGCGTCCTATTTAGGGCGCTTTTTCTTATACATTTATGCAAGAGAGGGTGATTACTTGGCTACGATATCATCAACCTTAAAACTATATGATTCGTTTTCCGATCCATTAAGGCATATTACACAAGCTTTAAACATTACTATTTCCACGATGGAAAAGATGCGGTCAACAGCAGAAAGAAATGGAAATATAGGAAAAAGTTTAGAAACAGCAAGAAGGCAAATAGCAAGCGTTGAGACTGGCATACAAAATGCTTTGGAAGGAGCGAGAAAGCAACAAGAGAATTTTAATAAGCTATTAGATACTGGTACTCAATCTGCTAATTCACTACTAGATTCCATTAAAGGATTTGTTCTTGCTTACGCGGGTATAGAAACAATTAGGAATTTAGGTAGCGCTGCTATTGGCGGAGCGATGGAACAATTAAAACTAAGAGATATGCTTATTGCTCGAACCCAAAATGTTGAACTAGGAACATCAATGTTTGAACAGTTTAAAAAAGAAGCAGTTAGGGTTGGGGCCGATATTTCGGAGTATTTGAACGGAACCTTAGGGAATTTATCTGTGACAAGTGACATTGGTCAGTTAAAACAATTGAATATGCTAGCCAAACAATTGAGCGCTTTTGATACTTCAGGGCAGGGTATTCAAGGGGCATTCTTCTCGTTAAAAGAGGCTTTGAGTGGCGATATCGTTAGTTTGTCTGAACGATTTAATATGTCAAAGGATTTAATTAGGCAATTCAAGATTGATAAATTAGGGAAGTCTGGTAACCTTGATGAGTTTATCAAACAGTTTAACAAATTATTAGAGTTTCAACATATGGGGAAAGAATCTTTTGAGAGGATGCTTGATTCCCCCGTTAAGAAATGGGAAATTCTTTTAAATAGAACCAAGTCCATGTTTGCAGATGCAGGCGAGGGAGCTGTCCAAGCCATAGTTCCCTTGATTAATACTTTAAACTTAGCTTTTGAGCAGGAGAAATTTCAGGGATTCTTTACATTCTTCAATAAAGGGTTGGCTGGATTTGCTTGGTTTCTTTCTTTTATAGCAAACGGGGCGATGAGGACCTGGGATGTTTTTGTGCAATACTGGCCACAAATTTTATATTTCGTAGGAATACTAAGCATGTCTGCTATACCATTTCTGACAAAACAACTATGGGCTATGCTAGTCCCTATAAATCAAGCTATAGCAAGATGGGCAGTAGCATACTGGCCTATATTGGTAGTCGCAGTTCTTATAGGATCTCTAGTTATTGCACTTAGACATTACGGGGTAACGACAGAAGAAATCATAGGTTTCACAATGGGATTGTTTTACTCACTGTTTACTTTTATTCATAATCATGTCGGGCTGTTGTGGAATGTTATTTTGAGCTTTGCAGAGTTCTTTGTGAATGTATTTATTGATCCGGTTTATGCTGTCCAGAAACTATTCTATGATCTAGCCATTGTCTTCAACACGTACATGTACAACATGTCACGTTCAGCAGAAGACTTCGCTGGTAACTTCATGAAATCTATTTTGAAAGCTATCAACAAGACATTAGAAGGATTTAACTGGCTGGTTGAAAAAATGAATGAAATGTTTGGAACAGACTTTACTGGAGCCAAATTATTTGATGAGGGTAACATTCATGCGGTAAGCGATAGTATTAAGGAAATGATGGATAGAATTGAGAAACCTGCTACCAGCCGTGATGTAATTGACCTTTCTAAGTATCGAATGGTAAGCCAGACTTTAAGTTCGTCATTTGGAGATGGGTACTACAAAGGTTACAACCTTACAGCGCAAGCAACTCATCCATTTAATCCAAACGTTAACGGAGCAATAAACAAGATTAATAGAGTTGATGAAGTAGGAAAGATCAAGAATAAAGTAGATATCTCCAATGAAGACCTGAAAATGATGCGTGAACTTGCTGAGATGAAGAATATCCAGAATTTCGTTACTCTGACACCTACCGTGCAGGTTCAGACAGGAGACATCAACAAAGGTGCTGACATTGATACGGTTGTCGCTGAGATTACTAAGAAACTACAAACGGATGTAGCTAACTCAGCGAAAGGGGTATATAACCATGCCTAAAGAGTTAATGAGCCTTAGCTTCAACAATCGGGCAGAAGTAATTGCTTTCCCCATTCTTCCTGAGAGCATAGAGATTAGCGATGGTAATAACAGCAAAACTTATACAACGGTGGGATTAGGTGAAATCAACGTGATTAAAGACCCTAAGCTCACCGTTTATAAATTTAGCAGCGAGTTTCCGAACCAAGCCTATCCGTGGGTTGTCTATCCGGATAATTTGTTATCACCAGCTCAATATGTAAAGTACATTGAGACGTGGAGCAAAACCAAAAAACCAGTTCGATTTATATACACCGGAGAAAGCTTCGACATTAACGAGGCTGTTTCGATTGAATCATTTGATTGGAAAGAGGTAGCTGGCACAGGTGGAGACATAGAATTTAGCATCACATTAAAAAAGTATCTGTTCTATGGAGCCAAGCAAGCAAAGGTATTAAGCGATCCAGCAGATCCTAAAAAGAAAGTTGTACAAAAGAAATCTGCTCCACGCCCTTCTGATCGACAGCCACCTAAGACACACAAAATAGTCGCTGGTGATGATCTATGGTCCATCGCAAAGAAGGCATACGGTAATGGCGCTAGATATAAGGAAATCCAAAAATTAAACGGGTTAACCGATGCACAGGTAAAAAAATTAAAGGTAGGTACAGTGCTTAAAATGCCTAAATAGGAGGGGAGTACTGATTGGAGATATTAATTGATAACAAGAAGGGGAATGTTTGGGACATAACGGACATTACAACTGAAATCACATGGAAGACAAGTAGAATCGGGAAACCCTCTAGCTTGTCTTTTTCTTTTGTCGATCGAGGTATCTATCAGGATAAAACGTCATTCACTGTACAGAATGGGGATATTGTACGTTTTATGAAAGATGGGAAAAACATTTTCTATGGATATGTTTTCTCTGTCATTGGCGGAATGGATGAGGATGTTAAGGTAACTGCTTATGACCAACTTAGGTATTTGCTAACGAATGATACCTATGTATTTGCAAAGAAAACAGCCACAGAAATTATTAAGCAGATTACAGAAGATGTGGGGTTGAAAGTAGGGGAGCTTGAAAACAGTAGTTACAAGATACCTACAATGATTGAGGACAACCAAAAGTTATTAGATATCATTTGGAAAGCGTTAGATTTATCTATTGTTGCCAATGGAAGAAACCTTGTTTTCTATGATGATTTTGGCAAGTTGGTCCTGAAAGACTCAACTAAGATGCTGCTTGATTTTTATTTGGGTGATGATAGCTTAATGACCGATTATGCAATAGATCGGAACATAGATTCAGACACATACAACAGAGTAAAGATTGTACAAGACAACAAAAAAACAAAAAAACGAGATGTATACATTGCACAAGATTCAGCGAATATCGCCAAGTGGGGGCGTTTGCAGTTGTTTGAAAAAGTGGACGAAGGCATGACGAAAGCACAAATCAAGCAACTACTTGATACATTAATTGCTGTAAAAAACAAAGAAACACAGAGATTATCGCTTACTGCTATTGGCGATATTCGAGTAAGAGCAGGCTGTTTTGTTCCGGTTTCCATCGAGAGACTAGGGATTAATCAGCCTTTTCTTGTGGACGAATGTACGCATAAATTTGATGGTTCAGAACACACGATGACAGTTGATTTAAAGGTGGTGTAAAAGCATGCTAGAAGCAATTAAACAAGTAGTCTTAGGAGTTAATGAAGCAAGTAACCAGGTTGCTATTTTTTACGGGACAGTAACCAGCGACAAACCTTTAGAGATCAATGTAGATCAGCGATTTACACTCACAGAAGAGTTTCTAGTCATACCTGAACGGCTTACCTTATATGAAGTGGATTTAAGTCATACACATGCCTACACCGATGTAACGCCGATTGGCACAGAAAATAAAAACACCAGTGTGGCTCTACCGGAAAAACTAATTATCAGGCGTGCTTTTAAAGTGGGTGACACGGTTCTTCTCATGCGAGTACAAGGCGGAAACAGCTATGTTGTACTAGATCGGGTGGTGGCCACATGATTTTACCGCAAGGCTCTACAATTGATTCTGTTACGTTGGAAGAGGTGGAACAACCGAGCAAGACATATAAGCTAGACCTTGTAAATAAACGCATAGTCGGCTTTGTAGACGGTCTGGACGCGGTGAAACAGGCTGTTTTTAAAATACTTTCCACCATTCGCTTTGAATACCTGATTTATTCGCATGACTACGGATTTGAGTCCCCAAGCATGGAAGATGAGGCTATTTTCCGATCTGAAGTTCAACGGTGTGTCAGGGAAGCACTGTTACAAGATGACCGTATCCTTGATGTTACTGATTTTAAAATCACGATAGAAGGGGACACATCTTTAACTGAGTTTGTTGTCGTATCTAAGTATGGTGATTTTAAAGAGACAAAGCAGGTGGCGCGATGAAATGGACATCTGAGTCATTTCTTGAATTCATGCTCAATAACATACGTGGAGATGTAGACAAAAGAGAGGGTAGTGTAATTTATGACGCTCTTTCATCTGTGGCAACAGCATTCATCAAGATACAAACGGAACGAGAGACAAACGAAAATCTTTACTATGCTGATACCGCAACAGGTGAATTTTTGGATAGAAGGACAGAAGAAGATGGAGTTGAAAGGCGTCTGGCAACAAAAGCAAAGCGTAAAGGCGTATTCTACGACCAAGAAGGCAGGTTGTTTGATATTCCACTTCAAAGTAGGTATTCACATGAGGATCTGAATTTTATTGCATTAGAACGACTAGCAGCAGGTGAATTTCTCTTGGAGTGTGAGACAGCCGGCTCTGCTGGAAACGCGGTATTCGGTTCCCTTATTCCAATCGAATATATTGAGGGACTTGGAAAAGGAGAAATCACAGATGTTTTAATACCTGGGGCCGATGAGGAAGACGATGAATCGCTACGAAAAAGGTATTTCGATGCACAAGAAAGTAAATCGTTCGGGGGCAACATAGCAGATTACAAAGAAAAGGTAGGGAACATACCGGGTGTTGGAGGCGTACAGGTCACGCCTGCTTGGAAAGGTGGAAGCACAGTCAAATGTACCATTATAGGTAGCGACTACAATCCCCCATCACAAAAGCTGGTTGAAGATGTCCAGACTTTTGTTGATCCAGTAGTGAATAGTGGTCTTGGATTAGGATTAGCTCCTATAGGGCATCGTGTTACGATTGTCGGAAACATAAGCAAAACGATAGACCTACGTACTAAGCTAATCTTGGAGGCTGATATGCACCCAGATCAAGTGAAAAGCGATGTCGAAAAGGTCTATTCCGATTATCTCCTAGAGCTACGTAAAGCATGGAAAAACACAAAGAAAACCGTTGTTCGTATCAGTCAGATCGAATCACGGTTTCTTTCTATTGCAGGGGTATTAGACGTAATGGATTCTACATTAAACGGCTCTTCTGGAAATCTGGAGTTAGATACTGAGGAAGCACCGTATATGGGGGCGGTGACGATTGTCTAATGAATTGATGAAGTATCTGCCACCGTACTATTATGACGTTCTTGAGATGCAGGAATATACACAGGCAGCCTCTCTTGCTGTGGATATGTTTGCTAAAGCCGTTGAACAAGAGTTAGCAGATCAATTCATCGAAACAGCAAGTGAAAAGGGTATAGCTCGCCGTGAGAGAATGCTACAGATTAAACCAAGAAGTGATGAGACGCTAGAGTTTCGTAGAATGAGGCTAAAGAATCGAAAATCTATCAAGCCGCCATTTACAGAGCGCTGGCTACAGCATCAATTAGACCGTTTACTCGGCAAAGGAAGGGTAACGGTAGAGATTGATATCCTTAATTTCATTCTTAGTGTTAACGCTGAAATCGAAAATGCACCAGCTTTCCGAGAAGTGGAACATACAGTCAGGACAACGATTCCAGCTAACTTGGTGTATCAGCAGCGAACGCAAATTAGAGAAAGTATCACCCTTTCAGAAAAGATCATTAAACAAACGATTGTTCGTCAAACAAGACTTTCTACTACGTGGAGGCTAGGCCGGACACCGTTTGCGGAGGCCCTAGATGAAAAAGAAGTGATTCAGCTTCCTCTAAACCGACTAACAAAACTATCAACGAAATGGCAAGTAGGTTCCACTCCATTTGCGGAGGCGATACAAGATGATAACCAATGATTTGATACTAGATACAACAAATTTTGTAAAGGGCAAGCTGAAAAAAATAACGCTTAATGGTTCATTTGAAGTTACAGGCTTTACTGTAACCCAAGACAAAAACCTTTTGTTCGTGCAGTTTTCAGTAGGCCCATCTGATGTCCAATTGATTAATTTAATTGAGATTCAAGATTCTCAATCTACTGTAGTTAGTTCCAGCGTGGTCTATGTTCCTATCAATTCGGAAACGATTATTAAACACACAATTACGATCAAGGAGGGGTGATACATGTTTAATGCAAAAACAGATTGGAAATACGATGAGATTGTTACGGAAAAGGACTTGAACCGAATAGAAAAGGGAATCGAAGATGCCCACACGGCTGTAGAGAATATACAAAAGAAGCTCACACCAGAAGGAATCGGGGCCGAAACTCCAGAAGGAGCGCAAAATAAAGTGGCAGTACATGAATCGAAAGGCGCCCCTCACGCGGACCATGTGAAAGGGAATATGCGTATTACAGTATCAACAACAGCTCCGGTGAACCCAAGTAAAAATGACATTTGGATCGTAATTTGAGGTGAGACTATGGCTAAAATTCAATTAGCGAACGGACAAACAGTTAAGGCAATTCGTGTTTGGGATGGAGCGAAGTGGACAGATCGGATTGGACGAGTCTACACAGATAAGTGGTCAGACTTTATTTCTTACTACGAAAAGCACGTATATACTGGTCTTGGATGGGGTTTTAACTATTTCCTTGAGATAGTGCAATTCAGTTACGATGGTGCAGAAAAGAATCGTTATAATTTTAAAATATACGAGACTTGCAATACCCTCGAAACTGATCCTAACGGAAATGTTTATTACGGACATACGAAAGGATATGCTATCTTCGATAAGAGCTTTACGATTATTAGAAGTAGTAATTATTATGTTACGGATATTGCTGTAAGTAAAAACGGGGATTACGCTTTTATATCTAACTACGGAGCATATGATAATGTAGCGCTATTTTTTATGTCTAAAAACGGAGAAACAAAAAAAATAGTAGAGATTCCAAAAAGAAATCCATATATGGTCAACAGAGGTATGTGTTATGACAATGAAGGTAATATCTACACACATATAAATCCGGGAGAATTGACTAAATTTGATGCTGCTGGTAACAAACTTTTATCCTTCCAAGTACCAACAACATCTTATTCTAATTCTTACGGTAGTATTGATATTGATAATGACGGGAATTTATATCGTTTGAGGGATGAAACTATTGAAAAATATGATAAAACAGGGAAGTTAATAAAGAATGTGAAATTATCTGACAAACGAGATGTTAGGGGGCATCTTTACGTTGATAAGGATTTTGTTTTTGTAGCTATAGCAAACTACTTTTCATCAGGTACAGGTGGAGAAGTGGAAGATTCATTGATTAAACTCACCAAGAACCTTGAAGTTGTTCAAAGGATAAATGGCGAAAGATTTAAAACAGGTAGCGACCCATCATTTGGTGATTCTATATATTGTGACCGAGAGGATGGAGTTTATACGGTAGGAGTAGGAAAGGTTCGAAAAAACTCTAAGAATGATCTTTCGCTCATTTGGGAAAAGAATCTTAACATAGGCTCCTTAATCGGCAGTAAGTGCGCTTGTACACCGGGACGATATGGAGCATTTGGAGAAGTATAAAGGAGGGAATTTATTTGTATTTACTTGTTGGTAGTAAACAATCAGAAGAAAAGATGACTGTACAGGAAATTTATAACCTAGATCATCCTGACAACGCAGGAATAACACCTGATAAATTTGAGAATTCCGTAATAGTTAGTGATCTGCTTTTATCTTCGGCAGAACAACAGATGGGTAAAAAGCAACTGCATTGTGTAAATCCTCAAACTAAGGAGCAATTTTGGGAATATGTTAATCGACCACTTACCCAAGATGAAGAGATATTACAGTTAAAACAAGACAAACAGACATTACAACTTGCAATTACTGATTTATATGAGCAAATTCTTGCGCAATCTAATACAGGAAAGGATGTAGAATAATGAAATATATTGCTAAAATCTATTGTGAGTTAATAAACGATGGGCTTAAGGGACTGGAAGACGTTCCTATTTGTATACGTCCCGATGTTGAACAATTACTAATTGAAAAATAAGCGCCTTTTCCGATCTGGAGAGGGCGTTTTTTAATGGGGGCTTCGGCTCCCTATTTTATTTACCCCTAGGGGGTGATAAGGAGAGAGAAAGCATGGAAGAGAGCGTAATGAATGCATTGCTACAACAAGGGCCGTTTGCTGCTTTGTTTGTGTGGTTGTTATTTTCTACAAAAAAAGAGGGAAGAGAGCGCGAGACCCAACTAGTGAAACAGGCTCAGGCACGTGAAGCAAAGCTTATGGAACATAACGAGCGAATGGTAATCCAATTAGAACGTAATACCACTACACTGCAACAGATCGAGCGCAGTCTAAACGGCTTGGAAAACGAATTAGAAGAACTAAAAGAAAAGGTGGGCTAATGATGATAGAAATTGGTTTAGTAATCGCAGTAGTAATGGCGTCAGGAGCTTGGTTAAAAACACGGAGCTGGTTCCCTAATGATTACATTCCTTTAGCTATTGTTGTGATGGCAGTAGCTTATAATGCAATCAACGCTTTATTGTTCGGGGGAGATTTACTGGAAGCTGGCAAGCTGGCTTTTATTGAGGCAACGGCTGCTATCGGGATTCATTCAGGAGTGAAAAATTCGTTTCAGAAGGAGTGGAGTGATGAAACCACAAGACTTTATAGATAAGATAGCACCTAGTGCTGTAGCTGACATGAAGAAAACGAAGATACCTGCGTCTCTTACAATTGCTCAGGCAATCCTGGAATCAGCTTGGGGAGAGAGTGGACTAACTAAGCGAGGAAACAATTTGTTTGGTATCAAAGGAACAGGTCCAGCAGGTGTATGCGCTATGCCGACCAAGGAGAATTACAACGGTCAATGGACTACGATTACAGCTAATTTTCGGGCTTACAACAACTGGGGAGAGTCTATTGCAGACCATTCGAAGCTAATTCTAAACGGCACAAGAGACAAGCCTACACGCTATCATGGCGTGTTAGGTGCTGATTATAAGACTGCTTGCCACGCTATCCACAAAGGCGGTTATGCCACTGATCCGGGTTATCCAGATAAGCTATTTGGATTGATTGAAAAATACGGTCTAGCTAAATATGACAAGGGGGAAATAACGATGAAACCAGAGGTAGCGAACGAAATTATTAACCATTTACAAGGGCAATGGGCTTTCTATAATCAAATGGGAATGAAGGATGAAGCTGTTAGGATCGGTCAATTGGCAGATGAATTAAGGATTGCTAGTGGACAAGATCCACAGAATAAATAAAAAGAAAATCCTATTTGTTTCTTTAAATAGAAAATTAATACTTTTTGAAGGATATTTTTTGATAAAGAAAGAATACTCCTATAACGAAAAAAAGGAGTGATTTTGTTGAAAAATATCGAAAATGAAGAAACCGATATGACATTAGTTGATCAAACTGATGAACATGAAGGTGTGGGAGAACAAGTAAAAGATTTTATAACTTTTTTAGCTGATACATTTGGCCGTTCATCTGAGAGAGCAATGAGAGCAGTAAATCAAAAAAATATGTATGATAATATTGCTATTTTTGTTGATTATGACAATGTTTACTGGACACTCATGAATAATTATCAGCATGATCCTGATCATCGTGAAGAGGAAAAGAACTTATTTAATAAGCTATGGGAACGCTACGGACAAGATAATATCCGAACATTTAGAGCATATGCAGATTTCCAAAAAATAAGGACATCTTTAACAAGCCTGCAAAAAAAGAGAATACAATTAAGGCATGTGTACTCTAATGATAAAGAAGGGGATAAAAGAAAAAACTCTTCTGATATTGAATTGTGTATTGATGCTATTGAAAGTACATACAAAGACAAAAATATAAGTACCTACGTCTTTGTGACAGCTGACAGTGATATGATTCCAATATTGAGCAGGATGATGTATAAAGGTAAACAAGTAGAGCTTTTTTACCTAGATAAGGCAGCCCCACAACATGTAGATATCACAAATTATGCCCATGTTTCACACAATTTATTAGAGTTCCTCAATATCCAAGAAAAAGATTACAATCTTGATGATTATATAATACCGGCTATTAAAATTGTTGATGAATGGCACAGAAAGTTCGATAAAGTGTCGGATCGATATTTAGGAAAAGCATGGCTAAGAGGAGAACTTTCAAAAAAATTAAACTTACCATCTGAAAAATGTAGTGTGTTAATTGAGAAATTGATAGTTGATTCTCTAATTTTTGAAAGTAAAAAGGAGTTATCGAAGGGTGAAACTAAACCAAGTATTAAGCTTACTGATGAAGCAAAATTAATGATTGCTGGAACGGGGGATACAGTTTCTTTATAAAAGATAAAACAAAAAATTATTGTGCTCTGGAAAAAAATGTGATATTATTATTGCATTAGAATTTTATTCGTTAGAAATACTATACGCTAAATTTTATTCGTTAAATGTATACGCTAAGAAAAGGCAGGGATTATACCCTGTCTTTTTGTTATTCAAAAATCCTTATATAACCTTTTAGGTAATATACAAAACATACCCCTCTTCTTTTTATTCTATCCCCCCAAAAAATTCCAAGCAGACTAATTTGATGTTGTTGAGAGACGACTTTTTTATAAAAAAGATTTTTAAAAGAAGGAAAATGATAGTCCTATGTCGAATTCTATTCTTGTACTTTGTTCAAAGCAACTTTGAAAGTTGCTTTGAACAAAGTACAAGCGATATATGCAGTCTCCATCCTTTAAAATATTATTAATATATAAGAGAATACCAATTTTTAAAATAGTATTCTTGTATCCAAGGAGTTATATTATGCAACTGATTTGCTCTAGTGATAATTTTCTTACCAGTGAACAAGAACAACTTTTATCTACTGAACAAGTTAATATTGTACATAAAGTTAAACTTACACCAATATATATTATTGAGGCTCAGGATATTGACGAAGTAGTAAGTTTAGGCTTGTTCAAAGGAGTTAGGAAAGCTGAAACATTTTCTGTTGCTGAAGATGTAAAGATGTATCCTAATATCCCGAATACTCCCCTCATCAGAAAGCTCAATGCGGTTGGTTGGGGTGGCATAAAGGTAGCTATACTTGATACTGGTGTTCGTCCTGAACAGATTAGTGTCACCTATTCAAAGGATTTTACAGGCTACAATAATATTATTATTCATGATCATGGAACAAAAGTTGCTAAAATCATTAATCACTATTCTCCAAGAGCACATATTATGAGTTTTAAAGTAGGTCATGAAGGTAATGATATTAAAGAAGGAGCCATTTTTATGGCTCTAGACGATGTGATGGAGCAAGGAGCTAACATTGTCAATATGTCCATTAGTTTTGGAAGAGGTTGTAAAGGGAAATGCGAGTTGTGTACCTATCTTGATCTTTTAGTAGATAGTACAGGAATTATTGTGGTTACAGCAGCAGGGAACAAGGGACAATTACCTGTTAGTAGTATTGGATGCCCAGGAGCAGCCGAGAAGGTGATCACTGTAGGGGCTGTAGACCATTATAAAATGCTAGCTTCGTTCAGCAGTATCGGAGAGCCAGGTTTTGATAAACCTAATATTTTGGCACCAGGATATACAGAAATAAAAATGAGGTACCCATCAGGTTTTCTTATAGGAACAGATGAGGGAACATCATTTGCTACTCCTGTTGTTGTCGGAGTGCTAACATCGTTATTTTCAATTTATCTTGATAAATCCTTAATCATAACAAAAATGTACCAAACTTGTGAATGTATTGGGATTCCAAGGCACGAACAAGGTTTTGGTTTACTTAATTTAGAAAAACTTGTGGAGGTGTGTCTTCAAGATGATGCAATATCTCGTACGGATTCGAGACAAAAATCAACATGATTTCCTAAAAGAGTATGGTTTTATCGTTCATGTAGCAAAACTAACGGGGATGGTTGTGCTTGAAACTGGAAGGAATGTTGAGGCTCAACTAAAAGATCATCCCCAAGTTATAAGTGTCCGATTATCAGATACCTTTCAGATTGCCAGATAAAAAATAAAGATAGAAGATTTTTTAAATATTTTTGGGGACCGTTAATTCAATACTAAACCTACCTCTTTATGTACCTATTAGTTAACTCGTTTAGATTAAATGAAACCTTAATATTTTCTCAGCAAAGCCTTTTGACTGAATAGAAATTATTCAAAGTACTCTCATTAGCCCCAGCCCCACCACATATGATTATATATATGGATATGTTCGTACTTTGACTCTGTCGATCCGAAGGCTTGCGTTCCTACGAGAGCTCCTTTGTAGGTGAGATGGGGCCATTAATTATTTATAAGCACAAAATCCCTCTAGGAAGCCCTAGAGGGTTAATTTTAATTAAACAACTTCTTAATCACCTTTAAAACATAAGAAACCCCTCCAATGTTAGAGAAGGAGGGGTTTCTTATTATCTACTGTATTCTTGAACTTCAAAGCTTTCAATATGACTGTAGCTAATGAAGTCTTTTCTAGAATTGAAAGGTCCGATGTTGTATTTCTTATTAACGATGTATGCTTCTCTACCGTTTCCTTTTGCTCTACCTTCATACCATTCGGTAAAGTTTCTGATTTCCTCATTTGTCATTTCATACTCTTTGATTAAACCACTATCCATGTAAATAACCAAGAGTGCGTTTCCGGTTGGATTCGGATTAGGATCAGGGTTAGGATTTGGATTTGGATCTGGATCTGGGTTAGGATCTGGGTTTGGATTAGGTTCCGGATCAGGATTAACTAAATCTGAAAGATTTAATTCTTCTACATCTGAAGTAGGACCAGACGTGTATCCATTGACGACGTATGTGCCCCCAATTAAATATAATTTTCCGTTCACAATGCTATTAGCAAGACCACCTCTAATTGAAGTAGTTAGTGAATATGTTTCTAATTTTTTTGTTTTAAAATCATAACTATATAATGTAGAAGAAGAATAGAAGATAATTTTGTCATTATAGATTATGCAGTTAGAATCTGCATTTTTATCCAAGAGTTCATCTACTAGAGTCCATGAATCTTGTAAATGATCATAAAGATAAATAGAGATTTTTTTTTCATCGAAATCATTATGAATTACATATATAGAATTATTAATAATAAACGGCTGTGCTTCTGCTTTAAAAGGCATTGAGTTTTTAGAAACCCAAGAGTTTGTATTAGGATTAAATGAATATACTAAATTAGTGGATTCATTTCCTTTTTCAATTCCACCAAAAGTATAGATAGTATTATCTAAAGAAACAGCATTAGCAAAACGAAGAGGTGTGGGCATAGACTGCGCTGATGTCCATTTGTTTGAAACAGGATCGAACACTTCAACAATGTTAGTACGATCAGAGCTGATGGCTCCCCCAATTGCATAAAATTTTCCTTGGTTTTCTACAAATGCCATAGCACCTCTAGCATGGAAAGAACTAGGTAACGTTTCCCACGCGTCTTTTGCTGGATCATACACTTCAAGATTAGCGAAGGAACCATGTCCAGGAGTTCCCCCATACACATAAATTTTATCATCGTATACTATACTACCAACGTTGTATCTAGCTGTTGGCATTGGTTCTTTTTTAACCCATTCCCTTTCTTCTGCTGCAAACGAATACGTTTGAAAACTAAACAAGGTCATAATCATCGCTAAAGCGAAAAGTCCTATTTTCTTTAGGTTCATTTGTCTAACACTTTTACTCTATTTGTTATAGAAAGAGAAAAGTGCTTACCTCCTTTATGAGTGTATGTAAGAATAACGAATAAAAAGCTTTGTAAGAATATTAGCTATGTCGGCCGACACATTTGCATTATACGAGATTAATTTTCATAAAACAAAACATAAATTGAAAAATATGTAATTAATTATGGTGTATTTTGTATATTTATAAAAAAATATTTTCTTTTTTAATTATGATAGGGGAGAAATATAATCTTTTTCGTTCTCAGTTTGTTTTGTAGGTGTAATGGAGCGTTAAACCATTTATATACAGAAAAACCCCCTAGGAAGCCCTAGAGGGTTAAAATCATTTAAATAACTATAATTATTCCTAATGGGATGACTAGCCTTCAAGATGTTGGAGGACTTTTTTTAGATAAGACAAAAGTTTATGATGGTGTATAAGAATCGGTACTTGTATTCAGAAAATTAAGAACAATAATATCCTTAATAAACCTCATATTCAAGCTGTAATTTAACAGGATCGTAATTATAAACAATATCTCCAAAGTCGGTTGTAATTCTTTGTTTGATATCTCCAGTTCCATATACAATTGCTTTCGTATTACCTTTTAATAAATCATAATCTGTATCACCATTTACAAACTCATTTCCATACCCGTATTCTTTTGCTTTGATCTTAGCACTTACTTTGCTAATATATCTAAAAGAACCGTCGCCTTTAAGAGTGAAGTTCGCTGTTAGAGTAACTTTTGTGGAATTTACAAGACTAATATAGGTGTGCTCTTTTTCTCTGGTTACTTTTGTTTCTTTATCAGCAGTTGCCATCATCATCTTACGATCTGTTTTTACAAATTCTTCTCCTTCTTCACATCTAATACTTTCAAGAAATATTTGAAGTTCCTCAGGACTATCGACTTTTATAGTACTACCTCCAATTTCTTGGTCATCAGCTCTTTCAAGATGGTATTCCTTCATTAATTGTTCGAAGGTTTTCTCGTTCCCTTTAATTGAATCTAAATGTTCTTCTGTGATGTAATTTGTCATATCAATTACGTCTACGCTTTTTTCTTTTGCTTGTACTTGAAATGGAGTTGATACAGAGAATGCTAATGAAAGTGCTAAGAAAGGTGCTACAATTTTTTTGAACATTTAAAAGCCTCCTATTATTTGGTATAATCCCTATACAAAATTGTTTTACCATATTCCTTCCAACAAGTAAATGATTATGGAAAATAAACCAGAAAAAGGAGGTTTTTTAGTTGGAATTTAGCATTATCTCTTCATTATATCAATTATTTTTTTTGTTTCTGATAGTATTCGTAATTGTGTGGATATATAGGTTTTTCTCTCAGAAATTTAATAAAAAACACGATGAAACAATAAAAATGTTGCAAAAGGTTGTAGATTTACTTGAAGAACAAAATAAAAAAAAGAAGGAGTAAATATTATTTACAATGATTTTCGGGTCCACTGCTGTAAAAGCAGGTGGACCTTGTTTATTTTAACTATTATATAACCTAGCCAGAATTAAGTGATAAGAACGTACGTTTGAATATAAGGAGATGTTTTGATGGCTAGCAAAATTCTTGATCCACTTGTAACGAAATTTATTTTGCCAGAGCATGCAGAAATGTTACGTCAGTATCATGAGGATAAGAAACTGATCGAGAAACCGATCATTGAAGAGGATGAGCTAGCCGAGTTTTGTTACAGGATATCTGACTCACGTCAGTATGACTATGCCCTTACAATTAGCTGGTGGAAAGAAACGAAAGAGGGTAGAGGAGTAATTGAATCTGCTTGGGGATGGGTAGAGAAGTTTGACTCAACGTATAAACAAATTAAGTTAAAGAATGATGAGGATTTTTGGTGGATACCTGTAGAAGATGTAGTGGATATTGCTACATAATCAGTTTGTGATGAATATAATAAGAAGTAAGTTATTTTTAAGGTTAGTCCGTATATATCTTGGGGAGTTCAATCAGTATAACCCACCGACATATATACAGAACGGTCCCCTATGTAGGGAACCGCAAGATAACTTCAAGTTCAAATTGCTCAGGCTTCAACCATTCTTTCTTACGAATATACATAACCTTCTCAATAACTGATTTGAGGAGGTTATTTTTTTGTTCAGCATCCTCTAAAGATTTATACGCTTGAATAACCTTATGAATTTTAGGAATAAGTTGAGCTTGCATCCTCATTCTAATTTTCAATTGAGCAATTTCTTCCTGAGACTTTTCTATTTCTGACTCAAGTTGTTTTATCTTATCAGAAATGATTTTATGACGCTGTAAAAATAATTCCTCAGTGTAGACTTTTCGTTCTAACATTTCAAAAGTAGTTTCTCTCATGCTGTGCTGTTCGTTCAGCTCAGTAGTGGCTTTTTGAATATAATTAGTTAAAGCAAGTATTCGTTCTTCATTCTTGTTTTTTCGTTCCGCGCTATTATTTAATTCTGATTGTGTCATTTTCCTTTGCTCTACTAATTCTTCTAAACTAGATATAAGCTTTTCCTCAAAAAGGTAAGTAAGTGAACCCTTTTGTATAGACTTGCATGCAGGGTTGTTGCATCTTATTTGAGGATTGGGTCTATCGTAAGAATGAGTTTGTGTTAAAGTACGTCCACATACTCCGCACTTAGCAATACCAGCAAGGGGATTAGTTATAGCTGTACCTTCTTTTCTGGAGACACGTAAGCGCCCTGTATGAGCTTCATTAGCTCTATCAAATAGTTCCTGGCTTACTATCGGTTCGTGAGCATTATCGTGTCTAGTCCATAATTCTGGAGGGAGATTTTTTCTTACCCTTTTCCCGTTACGTTTCGTATGCTTTTGTTTACCCCATACGAGGTGGCCAAGATAAACTTCATTTTTTACTATATAACTTATAGTTGACTGCTCCCAAATATCTTTGTTTGATGGAGCTTTATATCCGGATCGCATAAGATAATCTATTACTTTATAACGCCCAGATCCTTCAGCGAGTAGTTCGAATATTTTTTTCACAACTGGAGCTTCTTCGGGATGAGGATAGAGCTTTAGGTTTTCGTCTCTTAAATAGCCATATGGAGGTTTTTTTGCGATATGTCTACCATCTTTTACTGCACGTCTTCGACCGCCTTGCAGACGCTTATTGATCTGTTTTAACTCTTCACGAGCGATAATTGACTTCACGCCAAATAAAAGTTCAGCGCCTTCGGCGTTACAGTCGATGACTTCGGTAGGGGTGATAATGAGTGTTTCGGAATATTTGAAGGCTCGAAAGATGGTTCCTGCATCGATCATATCCCCACGACCCAGACGGTCTAAGTCCATTACGATTACAGCATCGCATTCCCCATCTTCAACGTTACGTAGCATTTCTTGTGCTTCGGGTCTTTCGGATAGAAATTCGCCTGATACAATTTCCTCAAAGATTCTAATAACATTATGCTGCTCTCTTCTGACAAGCTCCATCAGTTCACGTTTGTGTTTATCGAGAGTATCAAAAGGCACACCTGTTTCAAGGGCTTTTTTTTCCTCTTCAATATCTTTTCGGCTTTTCCGTAGATGGATAATCACGTCAAGGTTTGTAGGTCTAGTCATCAAATCACCTCTCCGTCCATTATACACATGGTTGTAGAAAAGTAGAGAATAGTAAAATTTTTCATGTTACAATAGCCATGTACAATTGACTAGGCTCTCTCAAGGGTGGTCGGCTCACTCTCTTTTATCCCGATAGGGAAGGGGGTGAGAATATGGAGGTATATCAAGCGTTATCACTGATGTTCATGTTTGGCATGTTCATCCTCGCTTTGTTAACCTACCTAAAAAAGAAATGACCTCCCTTGAGCTTGACAGGCTGGGAGATCATTCTCACTAGTTCTTGAGCCACCCCTTTGAAGGGACAGTCTATTGTATCGACCGTAGGTGTTAGAGCACCTGCGGTCTTTTTTATTATATGCGTACTTGTACTCTTATAATACCATATTCTAGGTCTTTATAAAAAGCATTCCAACAATATAAATTTTATTATTAAGAAATGTTCAATAAAATTAATTAAATTTGACTTTTTTTTACATTATGGTAATATCTAGTGGGGATGAAAATTACAAATATTAGAAGGTGATATGATGTTTGCAAAAAAAGGGATACATTACTTTTTTTTAGCTTGTTATATACTTGCATTTTCACTGATATTAATCTCATGTGACGATAAAAAAAATTCGGTAGTTCTTGATAGCAATAAATTTAACAACATGTATGAGAATATTAAAAATAATTTTAAACCAGAAGGGTATGTTGAAATTACTGGTGATTGGAAAATTTCAACTATGGTTCCAACACTAGTGGGAGAATCTGAAAAGCAGCATGATGTATTTCAAGAAAATAATAAAATTTTAGTATATAAAAACGAAAAAGAAGGAATTATTGTTCAAATGGGTTTAACGCCTAGTAACACCGAAGCGTTTGAGTGGAAAAACGCAATTAGATATGCACCGAATTTTTATAACTCTCAAAAAAAAGATTATGGGATCTCAGATCATTATAGTGATGTGTATCCCAATACCGAGGTTAATACCTATATTTTCACGGGAAAAGGGCTGAATTTAAGCATAGTTTCTATTTCAGACAAAATAAAAGTACCAAATGGAACTGACCTTTCTGGTGATTTCCTCAATTCTTTCTTGGAGTTTTTAAGTAAACAACCTTAACTATGGTTTTATAGCAAAATTGGCTATGAAATATATAATTTATTTTTAGGAGGATTATTTTTATGAAGAAGAGCAAGGTATTACCTTTATTGGCTTTAGGAGTGGCTTTATTATCAACTAATGTAACCTCTACTGTATTTGCAGAAGACATTACTACCTATGAAAAAGATAGTAATCATCCAGATAAATATCGTGAGGTGGGCTCTTATAGTGAACCAGAGTCTACTAGAGTGAAGAGAGATACTGGTATTACATATTATGCGGACGGGTATGTTGATGGTACAGCTAAAGCAAAATATTTTAAAGATGATAAAAAATTTAAATTGATTCACAGAGAATATGTAACCTTTGTTAAAGGGGTTAAAATTAAGCATGAATATTCTTCGAATGTTAAAGCAGTTGTTGAAAGTGAACATAATTTTAAAGGTGGTGTAGAATTTCCAATCAAAGTAGTAAAAGCGGATTTAGGATACGAGTATGTCTCCAAAACAACTCATGTAATTGAAAAAGGGCAAAAAATGAATGCCGAGTTTGATGAACCAGGAGAATATGTTGTAAATATATATGCAGTAGGAAAAGTATACGATATTACTGCTGATTGGAAGGCAGTTAAATACCCTAATAATAAAACTACTGTTCGTGACAGACATATTGGTAGAATCACAGTTCCAACTGAGTACCGTCATACTCAAGTTATTTTAGATAATTAAATGTAAAAGGGCTGGATTAACAATGATTTTCTCTAAAAAAAGAAAATGATCTCCTTTAGCTAACGAGCTAGGAGATCATCTTCAAGTAAATTTGACCCAATTTGAAACGTTGACCGTAGGTGTTGGTAGCACCTGCGGTTTTTTTATTATATGTTGCTTGTCTTTCTTATAATACCATATTAAGGGAATAGATAAACAGTTGTTATATTTATCTAAGAGGTGGAAGCCATGTCTAGTTTAGGAAGCAGATTAAAACAAGCATGTGAGAATAAACGTCTTACTCAAATTCATGTTGCAAAAAAACTCGGTATTTCAAATGGCACTCTATCTGGATATGAAAGAAATTACTGTGACCCTGATACAGAAACATTATCCCAACTTGTAGGTGTTTATAAAGTGTCATTAGATTGGTTAGTAGGAAAAATCTCTTCATCAACAAAAGAGACAAAAGAGTTTACTTCAGATACAGAACAAATTCAAAATATATTAGACTCTCTTCCTAGTGATAAACGCAAATATTTTTTGGAGCAAATATCTATTATCGCTGCTGGAATCAGAGCTATGGAGAAAGATGGAAAAGACAATAAATAAAAACCGTTCATCAGGAACGGTTTTGCTGTTTTATTTTTATGTCTATCGACTTACTTGTATCAGCTTTTCTTTTTAATAAAGTACATAACTTCTTCTATTCCACAGGTCCAAAATTCCTCAACGATGGTTTTACTTATCTCTAGTCCCTCTTTGTTTGTATACGAACACACAATATTATAATTTGTCATAAATTCCTCCAGGAGATTATCTAATGAAAATATAGACTGAAAGTAAATATTAAATGTGGATAGAATTTTTGAAGACATTTTAATTATATGCAATCTTATATTCTTGTCAAAGTCAAGAGAAATCGTCCCGGGTCAATTGTTGCACAAAAAGCGCAAAATTCGACAAATTATTCTACTTTTAGATGTTACGATTTTATATAGAAGAATTATTTAACTATTACATAGAAAGCATTGATACACATTTTTGAGGTATTAGCAATATAGTTTTAAGCACCAAAAGAAAACAAAAGTATATTTATTGATATTGTTGAGCATTCCTCAAATAATTGTTTTTAACAGATCAAAAGTGCTGTATAATGAGAACTAGAGTTCGCGTCAGAGGGGGAGTAAAAATGAGAGAGCTTAAAATAGTTGAAATAGATGAACAGCAATCTGAGGAACTTACTGATAAAATTATAGCGATACTTTGCTGTAATTATTACATAAACCCTGATGCAAAACGAGTGATTGACGAGATAAAGGAATGCCGTTCGGGATGAATGGCACAATGAGGTGGAACCGTGAGTAAATTAGGAGATAGATTAAAGGAAGCTCGTGAAAATAAAAATTTAAAGCAAACCCAAGTGAAAGTTTATACAGGTATTAACAACAAGACGCTGAGTGGTTATGAAAATGGAGTGAGTGAACCAGATATAGAAACGTTGAGAACATTAGCTAATTTATATGAAGTTTCTGTTGATTGGTTAGTTGGCAATATTTGCGATAGTGATATACAAGATTCTACTTCATATGCCGAAGAGACTGAAAGATTCAAAACGATATTAGCTTCTCTTCCTAGAAATAAACACAAACATTTTTTAGAACAAATTTCTATTTTCGCTGCTGGGATTATTGCTGTGGAGAAAAAATACAATGGTGATAAATGAAAAACCGTTCATCAGGAACGGTTACGACTACATAAATTTATTTTTTATTTTTGTTTTCTAGGGCAACAATGCCAGCAGCCACTATATACATTTGGTCAAGAAGCTCTCTTCGTTTATTATCAGGTAGAGAATTTAAGATTTCTTTTATTTCTTCTGCATCTGGATTTTGAATCCCATTTAATTGATTAGGCACAGAAACAGTATCCATACCTGCTAGCCAATCGATAGAAACTTCGTATAAGGTTGCTAGTTGCTTCAAGGTGCTAAGATCAAGTTCGCGTTGCCCAGATTCATATTTAGCTAATGTGCTATTGTGTATACCCAATTGTTCTGCGACTCTGTTTTGTAGCAGGCCTTTTTTAGTTCTTGCTTCACGTAATCTTTGAGCAACTAATTTATAAGAGCTATCTAACGGTTTTTCATTGTTATTATGCTCGTTCTTATTTATTGAAGGCGATGGTTCATCAGAACGACCTAGTAAGTAATCAACAGTCACACCAAAAAAGTCTACAATGCTTTCCAAACGTTTCCCTCTTGGTAAACGCACTTCACCTTTAGGATTTTCATAATGTGTAATAGAAGTGCGAGGGATATCTAACTTTAAAGCTAATTCTTCTTGAGATAAGCCTCTTTCTTCTCTTAATTTCTTGAGTCTTTCAGGAAATCCCACGAGATTCACCCCCTTTGTATAGATGTAATTTTATCATCTGATGTTCGTAAAAAAAACAGTGCGTTATAAGAACAAAAAAACTATTGACATGTGCGTTTAACGCAAGTATTATATAAAGTGTAAGGTGCTTAAAACGAACGAAGAGGAGGTGCTTAAATGACAAAAACAAAGCCCCGTACTTCCTTGATTGCTTTAAGAAAAAGCAAAGGATTTACACAGCAAGCTCTTGCTGATCTAGTTGGGATCCATAGATGTTTCCTATCTAAAATTGAAAGGGGGAAGCATTCTCCATCATTAGAAGTTGCATATAAGATTGCTAATGCCCTTGATACACACATTGAAGAAATTTTTTTTAGGAATGATGTGCGAAAAACGAACAAGAAGAAACAATCTGCATAAGAGTGATTGCATGGACGAGCAGAACAAGGAGAGGTGAGCCGCCAGTAAGACGGCTATTGATTAGTTAAAACACGCTTAATCAGCTTAATATCCGTTTCAAGAGCTTCAATTTTACTAGTAGCCTCGTTTAAATTAGCTTCTTGCTCAGTGTTGTGAGCAACTTGTGTATAGATAGTATCAAGTTTTTGTTTAATCTCGTTTACATCGTCTTTGGTAGCCATTGTAGACTTAATGGTTGTGAGTTCTTCAAGGATTTGTTTAAGAAGCTTTTCATTCATTAGAATTCACCCTTCCTAAAATAGTTTGGAGCATATCGGTGACTTTCTTCCGTTCCTCTGGAGTTAACTTCTTTGCTGTCTCGATAAGTTGTTGAAGGTCAGTTGGCACAGCTGGTTCTTTACCAGCAAAGAAATCATATAGCGTGACTCCAAGAGCAGTACAGATAACCGAAAGTGCTTCTAAGTCAATTCGTCGTTGCCCGTTTTCGAGTTTACTTATTGCAGACTGTGACATGCCTGTTAGTTTCGCAAGTTCTACAGTCGACAAGCCAGATAGTTGTCTTAATTCTTTTAATCTATCAGAAAAAATCATTGGTCATCTCTCCGGATTTATTCCATTTTGGAATTTAGTTAGTTCTAGTTTAAGTGGCTGGAACTGATTGAACAAGGGATGACTAAAAATTTCATAATAATATTCTATAATGGACTAGACTATTAATCCAAAATAGAATATAATCGTAATAAGGAGGTGAGATTAATGACTGGACAAAGGCTCAAACTTATTCGGGAAAGTAAAAACATTACACAGCATGAGCTTGCTGTAAGAACAGGGTTCACTCAGTCGAAAATCAGTAAACTTGAACGAGGTTCCATTAAATTAAAACTTGATGACTTAATACTGATCGCTGGTACTCTAAGCGTCCCAATAACAGACTTGCTTGATGAAGAAAAACAATCTGCATAAGAGTGATTACATAGTCTGCGATCACTCATCAATCTTAATTTTTCCGTTTTTCTTTTCGAACTCATCAATATGGTGTTCGATAAGATGCTCAATTTGCATAGCGATTGATCGTTTGTTTTTATCAGCAATATATTTAATCTTTTCGAAGTTAGTTTCTTGTAAACGCAATGTAAAAGGACGTTTATCAGTAGCCATTGACGTCACTCCGGTGTTAGGTGATAACTATCAGACGGAAAGCTATTCTTTATTGTTATCAACCTCTTTTAGGTGTTTTTCAATTAGAAATTCAATTTCTTTAGCTATGGAACGTTTATTCTTGTCGGCTTGTTCTTTAATCCGTTCAAAGAGGTCTGCATCCATTCTCAATGTAAAGCGCTTTTCATCAGACATTAAATATCTTCCTTTCATACAGATTGAGTCATTATGACACCATTATAACACCATAAAGACTAAAATAAAAAAAGTTATTGACGTCTATTTGACGTCATGATATTCTACAAACAGGAGGTGACGTCAAAAGTATGACAAAAGACGCTGTTAGTTTTACACTTAGAATGCCAAAAGAACTTAGCGAGAAAGTAAACCAGTTATCAAAAAAAATGGGCGTCTCTAAAAATGCATATATTTTAATGATTTTAAACGATAATTTTTGCGATACCAAAAAGACAGCATAGGTGATTACACCAACCATAATCACCTGAAAGGAGAAACCAAATGTCAATATCATCTAGGGTTGTCCCATTAACATCACCACATATAAATAGGGCAAGAGGTGATGGGAGAATGGAAAAATTCGGTCCTTGGTTCAAAGCACTACGTGAATCAAAAAAGATGACGGTTGATGAACTATCTAACATCTCAGATGTAAGCATTGATTACATCACAGAGATGGAGGAAGAAGAAAGATTTTTGATTGAACCTGAAGCATTCAGAAAGTTAGCCAGCGCTTTAGAAATGGACTTTGTAGACCTCATATCCAAAGCAAGCTTCTTAGCCAAAAGAGAAGATCGACCTTTATATGTAAAAAAACTTGGATTAACGACAGTAAAAATCAGGTCTGCACTTCCGTTTATGACACCAGATGAAAGAGACAAGTGGTATGACGATAATTCCGATCTGCCAGAAGTGAAGAACTATCGTAGAGCTTTAGCCGAAGCGAATATTTATATTCACGAAATGGAGCAACAAAAAAATGCAACAACAGCTTAAATGCCCAGTATGGGCATGGTGGACAAGCTTACAAAAATTCCCCCAGGTGAGCAGCCCGAGGGAAAGCATGAAAGATGAACACAACTTAATTGTAAAACTATTTATCAAATTTGGCTGTTCTTATTTGGAACAAATTGGAACAAATTTAAATAAGGAGAGAGAAAAGTGAAGAAGTTCGGAGCGATACTGCACGCTTGCAGAGAAAGAGCGGGGTTAAGTCAAGAACAATTAGCCGAAAAGCTCAATCGTTCAAGAAGTTGCATAAGCAAGCTGGAGGCAGATAAGAAAACGTTGGATTTCCAAACGGGACTAGCGTGGATAGAAGCCACAGGAGCGAAGGAGGTGGCTGTAGCGTTCTTCTGTGGAATGGATGGGATGTCCATCATGCAAAATGTTCTATCAGTAATGGTGTAAAGGAGGTGAAAAGGTGAAAGAAATGCTGGATGGTTTGGATGAAGAGGAGCTATATCACATTGTAAATGGGATGCTCGATCAATCTGAGATAAGCCTCCAGAACGGTAATCCTATTGATGCTAAAAAGAAGCAAATCATAGCAGAAAAGGTTTTAAACATTAAGTTAGCAAGACAAGCTGAACAAATCGAAAGAATCTTACAAAGGAGGGAACAGCGTGAACTATGAGGACTTAATTGCTGATCTAAAAAGATACCAGCGATTGATGATGATTACTAAGACAGCAGGAGATCATCAGGCTCATGAAAACTATCGTCAAATTACCCGTTGGATTACAGAACAAATAAAAGAGCATGAAAAAACCGCCTGCGACCAACAGACGGCATCTTAATCAAAATTTGTACCTCTACCATAACAAATAATCGGAGGTTGGACAAGCATGGAACGAAAAATTGGAACCGTTCAAATGGAACTAAACGAACAAAATCGTGTTATCGAGCGCTTAAATAAAGAAATTAGATCAATGGATGAAGACATGCGAGCTTTAGAAGAAAAGTTAAACAAGATCGGCAGAGAGCTTGCTGAAATGGAATCAACAAGAAGTGATTTATGGGAAGAGTTACGGCGCCGCGAAGATTATGTAGCAGCCTTAGTACGGGAGGGAAAACATTATGCCAGCATTGCTTGATTTTCCAGAGTATACAGAGCGTGTTGAACCTGATCGGCAAGGGTATCTCCTTCATGGTATTAAAGCCTTTAATGAACCGGGGGATGAGTTACGGGAGAAGGTAGAAAGCATTAACGAGGATTTGAAATACCTACTTTTATCTTGGGAAGAGTTTTCATCAGAACAAAATTTTGAATATCTAATGGACGTGAAAAAACACTTTGACCAAGTGATGAAGCTCTACGGAGGTGTTGGACTATGAGGCTGTATGAACTAGCTGGCGCTTATGCAGAGGTTGCACAAATCATATTGGATGATGAGACGCAAACCGAGGCTCTAGGTGATACTCTCCATTCCCTAGAGGATGCTATCGAAAACAAAGCTGATAACATTGCCAAAATGGTGCGTAATATCGCGGCGGAGGTTGACGTGATAAAGCTTGAAGAGGCTCGTCTAGCTGAACGCAGGAGACGGCTAGAAAAGAAACAGGAAGGCTTAAAACTCTATCTGAAAGAGCAACTAGAGGTTGCTGGATTACAAAAAGTCAAAACGCCAATCTTTACTATTTCAGTTAGAAAAAGTCCTGGTTCAGTACAGGTGGTAAACGAAATTGAAATTCCTCAAATGTTCTGGGTAACACCACCGCCAATTCTTGATAAAAAGTCGATGTCAGAACGTTTGAAATCAGGTGAGGAAATACCAGGTGTAACGCTAGTAAAAGGTACTTCCTTACAGATCAAATAGGAGTGAGAACATGAGTGTATACAAGAAGATTCTCGCTGTCATGAATGATGTGTCCTATCTCCAGAAAGATGACAAAGTGGAGTTTAAAACCACGAAATATAAGGCTATTTCAGAAGAGAAGGTAACGTCTGCTGTTGGACAAGCAATGCGGAAACATGGGCTTGTGATAATCCCTATCCATCAAGAGCATATCAAAATGGATCAGCTTACCACAGTGAATGTTCGGTACCGGATTGTTGATGTAGATACAGGAGATAGTATAGAAGCTGTTTCAAGTGGAACAGGGGCAGATACACAAGATAAAGGTGTAGGTAAGGCTATGACATATGCCTATAAATATCTGCTTCTAAGAACCTTTGCAATCCCTACAGGAGAAGACCCAGACAAAGTAAGCTCTGCTGAATTAGATGAAAAACCAAAAGCTCAATCAAAGGCTCAACCGAACGTTAACGACAGTAAAGAAGCTGTATTAAAAGCTAAGTGGCAATTGCTGGGGTACTCGTTAGATGAATTCTCAGATTGGTACCAGAACCAGAAAGAAGAGGGATATAACGATAATCAAATCGAGGCTTACCTCACAAAAAGAATAAAGGGAAGGGAGGCGGCTAAGAGTGCTTAACCGAGTAATCCTGATTGGTCGCCTTACTAAAGATCCTGACATGAAATACACACCTAACGGTGTAGCAGTTACAACCTTTACTATTGCAGTTGATCGTAGATTCTCTGGTCAAAGTGGAGAGAAAGAAACTGACTTTATTGGAATAGTTGCATGGAGGCAATTGGCCGATCTTTGTACTAACTACCTTAGGAAAGGTAAGCAATGTGCTGTAGAAGGACGCTTACAAACGAGAAGCTATGACAACAAAGAAGGCAAGAAAGTTTACGTCACTGAGGTTGTAGCTGATAACGTGCAGTTCTTAGGTAGTAAAGATGGACAAGCTCAACAGAGCAATAAGAGTTCGTTCGATGACCCTTTCGCTAGTAACAAACCAATCAATATTTCAGATGATGACTTACCTTTCTAGGATGGTGATAGATATGGGAATGTTTGATGAAGTAAGAGCCGTGCAAAAGCCGAATTTCAAGCGTAGAACAAAAAAACGTGTAGCCCGGGGAAGAATTTCCCCGGAGGTCTACGACGAAGTAATGGAGCGAGATCAAGGGCGGTGTGTACTCTGCGGAAAGACTACATGGTTACAAGCACACCATATTCTTTTTAAAAGTGAAGGAGGCACAGGAGAAGCCCATAACATCGCTTTAGCTTGCGGGCCTGTTGGTCAAAAAGGTACGTGTCACTGGAAGGCCCACCACACGAAAGAAGGTCGGCAAGCGTTTCGGGATTACAGAGAAAAGGTGCTGCTTCCATTGTATCGAGGCGCATCATAAAGGAGGGAGTAAGATGGCAAACCCACAAGCAGAAAAGGGACATATGCGGATAGCTAATGATATATGGGTAGCTATAATCAAACGCAAATTCACACTACGTCAACGAAACATCTTAGATTTTATCCTTCGGATGAGTTGGGGCTGTCGTAAAAAAAGTGCCGTAATCCCCATGCTTAAAGACTTTGAATTGTGTGGGGTACGGAAAGAACACATCAAGATAGAGTTAGAGCATTTAGTTAATATGAGTGTACTTATGTGGGACTCAAACAGAAACGAATATTGGTTCAATAAAGACTTCGATCAATGGAAAGTAACCCCAGTGAAGGGATGGAAAGAAAAAAGATTCAATGAACTAATCTCAATGAATTTAGGTTACAAAGTTACTGAAACGGTAACTGACTTACCGAATCAGCAACCACCCCAAAACAGTAACCCAGTTACTAAATCAGTAACTCAGTTACCAAAAAAGAAACTCAGTTACTACAAAAAAAGAGTAACTCAGTTACAAAAAAGGCAACTGGAAAGTGCCGAAAACCCTTGTGGCTCTAAGGATGAAACGGTGCCTAAAACCATTCTTTTAAAACCAATAAATAATATTGTTATTACTGATAATGACACCATCCCTCTTCATGAGGAGGAAATTCAAAGCATTAACCCAGTAGAAGAGCTAGAACAGCATTTTCTGAAAAGACGTGGAAAAGGAATGATGGTAAGTCCTCCTGATTTAGAAGCCATTCAACGTCTTCTGAGTAAGGGAATCACTAGTGAGGTAATCAAAAGAGGTATTGATAAGGCGTTCGATGATTTTTCAGCTAAAGGGAAGTATGGAGCTATTAACTCAGTAAGGTATTGTGTACCAATCATTGAAGAGCTTTGGGCGCGTCAACGCGGACTACAAGTGTTACTGGGTGGACAAAATGCCTTGCCTCCATCGACTGAAAAAGTTGCTATTACAGAACCAGAAGGTAACTTTAATCCGGAAGAAGATCAAGAACTACAAGAGTTGCTCAGTCAGTTGAAAACAGCTCAAGGAGGGTAAGGCATGCAATCGGTTGGAGAAGCATTGGGATCTGATGACTTAAAAAAACGAATATCCCTTTTTGACCAAGCAGAAAAAGAATTAAAAGCCCATCCTGTAATAGCTGATTTGCTGAAGAACGAGCATGAACATAACCATTTTTCGATAGGTGACCTACACCAGTATTTGACGGAGTACAACAATTGCAACAAGTGTCCAGGATTAGAAAAATGCCCAAATACGTTAAGAGGTTATCGTTTAGAACCTCAAGCAAACGGTGGATACGGCTCTCAATTCAGGATGTCGCCTTGTAATCTTCAACAGGGATATGAGATGCAACTAACGATAAAAAAGCATGTTAAAAGTCATTGTGTTCCTGACCACATCCTTAATACCACATTTGAAAAATTGGACAAAGACCAAGGGAGAATTCATGCGATCAAACGCATCCTTACCTTTTGCCTAAATCTCGATAAAGGAAAAACAACCAGAGGCTTGTACATACATGGAGATTTCGGAGTAGGTAAAAGTGCGATGGCTGGAGCGATTACACAAGAGTTAGCCAAGAGAGGTGTAGATGTAATCATGGTCTATGTTCCTGATTACGTCAGCGAAGTAAAAGCAGCTATTCGTACTGGAGAAGTGGACGAGAAGTTAAAAGCGCTAAAAGATGTTTCTGTGTTAATTCTTGATGATATCGGAGCTGAACAATTAAGTTCATGGGTTCGGGATGAGATTATTGGCCCTATCTTACAAAGTCGAATGGAGAAATATCCGACCATCTACACATCTAATTTAACGCTAGATCAACTCGAAATGCATCTCTCCCAGACCAAGGATGAAACAAGGCCGAATGTGATAAAAGCAAAGCGTTTAATGGATCGGATAAAACCTTTTGTAGAAGTATGCGAGGTAAAGGGGAGAAACAGAAGACATGACAATATCGTTTAAAAGACTTAACCAAGATGAGCTTAGCCAAATGCGTACAGATATCTTTCGTGGGCGTCCAGATAGAGTGACAACCTACGACTTACAACGATTGATGAACGAGCGTGATGCATTTGAATTCATGATGAAACAACAAGAGGCAGGGCAACAACGAATCAATGAGTTTCTAACAGTCCTAGAGATTCAAAGTCAGTTGGAAGAACAGATTAAGGAGCTTAAACAACGGTTGGAAAAATATGAGCCTTCACTAAATCAGGCTGTTTAGGAGGAATCAGGCATGAATCAATTACAAGTAATCGAACACCAAGGTAAACGTGTACTTACTACAAACCAGTTAGCAGAAGTTTATGGAGCAGATGTAAAACATATCCACGACAACTTTCAAAATAATGAAAGTCGATACAAAGTTGGCAAACATTACTTTGTACTACAAGGTGAGGAATTAAGACAGTTTAAAGCTTCTACGCAAATATCGGGGAACCTCAAATTTGCTCCAATCCTATACCTTTGGACTGAAAAAGGTGCGTGGCTTCAAGCGAAATCTCTTAACACAGATCAAGCGTGGGAAGCCTACGAAATGCTAGTAGATGATTACTATCGGGTGGTAGGACAAGTTTCAAATCTTGGATTAAGCCCTGAGGTTCAAGCAATTTTCTTTCTCGACAAGAAAACTCAGGAGATCGAAAACCGCGTACTCCATTTAGAGCAAACCAAGACAGTAGATTATGGCCAACAACAAGTATTGAACACGTTATGCAAACGCCGTGTAGTAGAAATTCTAGGTGGGAAAAGTAGCGCTGCTTATAAACAACTCAACAACAAACTATTTAGCGCAGCATGGAAAAGCTACCACGGTTATTTCAAGATCAACTCCTATCGTAATACACCAGCAAAAGAATTTGATAAGGCGAAAGAATATCTACAACAGTGGTCTCCACAGGGAGAACTTTTACGAGAAATTGAAGATGCAAACAGTCAATTGAGTTTCTTGTATGACATCAAAGGGGCATAGAAGATGAACGACGACAAAGCAGTATTAGCTCTACAAATTACTTACTTTAAAAATTACATCCATGAGTTAGAAGAAGATATTAAAAACGTTCAGTATGACTACTCCAAAAGAATCCTAGAGGGCAGTCTTACAGATTATCAGAAGGGCTTGGCAGAGGTTCAAGCTAGATGGGAGGCATTAGATGCGAGAGATAAAGTTTCAATGTATTTATAGACCAACAAAAGAAAAGTTTAAACCTAGCAAAATTGATCTTATAAATGGGAATGTTTTTGGAAACTTTGACGGAGAACTATACGATTATTGTTATTTCTCCCTCACTCCAAATGGGTACGGTGATGCGTGGTTAAGACAATACACTGGTCTCCACGACAATACCAAATGGGATGAATTAACCAACCAAGAACAACAGGAATGGCTAGAAACAGGAAAGACGAAAGAGGAATGGGAGGGCAAGGAAATTTACGAGGGCGATATCTTAAAAAGCCAGCATGGGCAGATAGGTAGAATACAGTGGGATGAATCGCGCCTTACTTATGTGGTTACGTGGAGTGCAGAAACTAGTAAGTTTGGCGAAGAATACGATAGTTATTTAATTAGAGCCATATATAAGTCCAAAGTAATCGGCAATATCTACGAAAATCCAGATTTACTGGGGGTATCAGAATGCGAGAGATAAAGTTCAGGGCTTGGGATGATGTAAGTAAAGTAATGTCATTTAGTAATTTCGAACAGTTCGATGACATGATGGGGTTCCGATTTTCTCACTTCGAAACAGAGAAACCTATTTACATGCAATACACTGGACTCAAAGACAAGAACGGAAAGGAAATCTACGAAGGGGATATTTTAGACTGCACCTGCGAGTTTTTGACAAACTTTGGACGAACGAGGACTGGAAGAATGGGGACAACCATTTATGAAGTTTTTTGGAGAGATGAGGGATGGAGGGAGCGAGTGATAAGAAGTGACTCGCTTGTGTCTGGAAAAGACTCTGATGGAGTGGCGGTTACTGCAAAGTATTCAAAAGTCATCGGCAACATATACGAGCATCCACATCTGTTAAATCAAGAGTGAGCAAACGGAGGGAGAGCATGAGAGTGAACACGAGCTATGCAAATAGAGGAATGGCATTTGAGCAAATGCTAGAGCTAGCAAATAAGCAATACGAACGAAAAGATATCGCAGTAATTAAAAAACTCCCCACTCCTATAAAAGTGTTGAAAACAGAGGGAACCAACATCAAGAAAGCTGTTTATGGTTCAAAATCTACAGTCGATTATTACGGAGTATACAAAGGCAGAGCAATCTATTTCGAGGCAAAGTCAACTAAAAGTCATACAAGCTTTTCACTAGCAAACATCGGTGATCACCAGTTAGAACATTTGGCAAAGACAGAACAAAACGGCGCCCTGTGCTTCTTTCTAATCGAGTTTACAAGCAAGAGGGAGGTTTACTTTGTCCCATACTCATTCATTCAAATGTACGTGCTTAACGCCAGTCTAGGAGGCCGTAAAAGCATACCTTATGATGAGTTCGAAGTTTACGCTTATCTGGTTCAGAAATCTCAAAGAGCCTCATTGGATTACCTGGTATATGTAGATCGCATGATGGGAGTGGCGTGAATGGGGTACATCTCAGCGAAAAAAGCTAACAAATTAGCTGGTGAAGGTAAATTCAAAGGCCGTCCATTATACATTGCTTGCGAAGAGTACGACTTCATCTGGCTGGAAAGTGAAATAGATATGGTACGGCAGTTATGGAGAAAAGGAGAATCTATTGTCGATATCGCTAAAACGGTGAAAAGACATGTTAACGAGGTAGCAATACTCATTATGGATCAAAACGAGCATGGAGAGATTGGAAACCGTAAAGGTGGCGTGTTCGGACACGTTAGCTAGCCAATAAATCAAGAGGAGTGAGCATTGATGGATACACAGGACAATCAAATAGTTAAAGAAATGTTGAACAAAGAACAACTAGATTGGCAGAAACAAGTCATTCGTGAGGAGATGGACACTGATGGAAATTAGCCTAAAGACGCTCTTTGAAAAGCAAAAGCAGCTAGATGATTACATCATCAAGAAGAAAGGTTTAGACACGTTACCAAAGCAAGAGTTGCTAAATAATACAGTGCTTGCTTTACAAGTAGAGATTTGCGAACTAGCGAATGAATGGCGTGGATTTAAGCATTGGTCAGAGAATCGGGAGCCTAAAAATGGTTATGAAGCACTTATTGATTGTGACAAATGTGATGGTCGTGGTTTTTGGTTTGATGGCCCACGAGTCCTTTGCGAAAAATGCAACCATTCAGGTAAAATCACAAATCCACTTCTTGAAGAATACGTTGATTGTCTTCACTTCTTCCTCAGTATTGCTTGGCAAATAGGTTTAACAGCAGACGGTTTATACACGTTGGATGAAGTGCGTCTAGGTGAAACAAGTGTAGCCTTTACAGAATTGTTGTTTATGGTGGCTGAGATTAACGGAAATACTTTCTTGATGAAACCATCAGAAGACGTAAAATTTGAATTTCGAATCTCACTAAATATCTTCTTTTCCCTTGGATATCAACGCTTTGGCTTTACATGGGATGAAATTACCCAAGCCTATATAGATAAATGGAAAATCAATATGCAACGTCAGGAGAGTGGGTATTGATGGGCTACTACGGCTTTACATGGATAGAGATTGACGAGGCTCAGGCGTTGCGAGAGTGGGCGGAGAAAGAGAGTGGGGATTGATGGCTAGATCACCTTTGATATGGTTCGGGGGGAAAGGAAAAGTGGCCAATCATATTAACAGCAAAATGCCTTTTCATACATGCTATGTCGAACTGTTCGGAGGGGCAGCCCATGTAATAGCGCAAAAAGCACCTATTACAAATGAGGTATACAACGACATAGACGGTGAGGTTGTCAACTTTTTGCTTATGGCCAGAAATAAACCAAAGCTTTTAAGAGAGGCTTGCGAGTCTTTACCATACAGTCGAATGCTCTATGAAAAGTGGAAGCGAGAGAAACCGCCAGCAGATGACTTTGAACGGGCGGTGAGATTCTTCTACGTGAACCGTTCAGGTATCGCGAAAGGAAATTCTGATTCCGCATTTTCCACTGATACGGGCTGGCGGCACAGTAAGGAACATAACACAGCTCGAACGTATCAATCTGCCTGCCGGATCATCGAGTCGTTTGCAGAGCGTATGAAAACGGTAATGATCGACAATAGAGATTTTCGAGATGTTGCGAGGGTTTATGATTCACCAACCACACTATTTTATGTTGATCCCCTTGGTGGCGCACGAAGTATTTTGACAAGGACGGAAATCTCATAAAGGCATACGACTAAGGCGTCTTATCACAATAGTTAGGGAGAAAGCACAATGAGCAGCAGATCATTTGGGACAAAAATAGGAGGGCAACAAATGGAACGGATTTATTGCACATATGCAGATACTGAAGTGGCAAGCCTTTACACACATGTTCAATGCCCGTATTGCAATCATGAACAAAACGAACTTGGCATGGACGAATGCGGAAAAATCTATGTCATTGAGTGTGAAGAGTGTGAAGAGCAATATGAAATGTACTTTGATGCAAGTTAACACTTTGTGTAGGGAATAAAAATATCAACAAAACCATGAGGTGATTATTTTGAAACAAGTATCAGTATCCATAACAGAGCAACAGGAAAAATTTCTAAAGCTGTTTGCTGAGAAGCAATACTACGGTGCTCCAGATAATCGTTGCACTGGTCATCCAATTCATTTCGTTGAAACAAAGAGATACAGATATACCCCTTACAGCGACGAAATTGCTTGGGCTTTTGATGAAAAGCCACTCTCGTTTACTTCTGACTCTGATTATGATTGTTGGTTCGATAACGAGGTTGAACTCGTAACGGAATGGTATGAAAGCCGAGGCGGGGACTGCCCTATTGAAATCAAGCCATTTGATGAACTGGAAAGCGAAGAGATCAAAGCCGTGGATGGCAATGACATGTTTATCACTGACCTTTTCGATTACTTCAAAGCATATGGCGTCCGTATTCAAGCAATCGCCTGGAAAGAAGAGTACTACGAGAAGGTAGCACCGTTTTTCATCTTAGAGGAAGCCAAGCGTTACATGAATTATCAGGGCCATAACTTGCATGAGCCAAGGGTTTACACATACGGAACGGGATATGGGGATCAAGGAGAATATGTTCACTTTTGGGATCTGCTGCTGACTCTTGGAAAGCAATTAAATCAGGTTGAGGAACTCGCTTAACAAAATAGTTAGGGAGGAATCACAATGACCGAACAACAGATCATTGTAACACTGGCAACTGAGGTGATGGGGTGGAGATGGATATATCATGTTGAATTGGATTTGTGGGGCTGGCATTCACCTGACGAGTTTAGAAAAGGTTGGAATCCACTTGAAAACATAGCTGATGCGTGGATGATTGTTGAGAAATTCAAAAACGGTGATCCGATACTTCGGGCCAAGTTTGCAGTGCTCTTGCCTGTTATCATCTACGAGATTGAACCGAAAGACATTTGCAAAGCTGCTATGAAAGTGGTTGCTGAACACTATGGTAATTGAGGGAATTTGATGAGGATTAAAAGAAAGTACAACTGTATTTTTGAGAAAAAAGGCACCCAGGATTTGATTTTTGTTCACTATGAAGATTTGAGTGGCTTTTTACACTATGAGCATGCGAATGATCCTACTAAACAGATTTACACGATGACTTCGATGGAACTTCTAAATGATGGTTACGAAAAAATTTAAACAAAACACACGATTTGTAAATGGGGGTGTAGGAATGGTCAACCTAATCAAAATCGAGAAACTAGAGGAAATGATGAAATATGAAGACCCAAGAACCTCTGAAATTCATCACTCTGGTAAAAAGTGGACAAGAGGCGTGCCTATCATTCTGGTTGATAAAGACGGAAAGACGATTGTGACAGATCATTGGGTTTACATTAACAAAAACGATGAATTGGTTTACAACAAAGCAAAAAATTTATGGTGTCAGGGTTCGGAGTTTTACGACATAGGAAAATCACACATCAAAGAAATTTATATTGTTCAAGCGATTTAACAAAATAATTAGGGAGGTAAAAATGACAACATTAGAAAAAATTGAGTTGATTAATACATTGCATGAGAGCGTGATCGATTACGTTATTGAGGGTGATCTTTGCTTAGAGGTTCTCGCTCCATTAAACGAAGAAGCCATAACGGTTTTAAAACAGCTCGGTAAAGATGAAGAGTGGATTCGTTTAAACAAGATAGCAACGCCTGAAGATGGGTATTTGATAGACCTTGCACCAGTTGGATTTGAGTTTTCTGGATGGTGGACGAGTGACAACGGTTTTGAATGATAAAACATGATGTGATAAGGGAGGATGCGGAATGAAGAGCCGACAACGTAATAAGATTTTGAAAATAGCTGCTCGTCAGATTAACAGTGGTGATTTCACTAAGTTAAAACCAGTCCACTTCCGATGCGTTGATAAAACGATTGACGACTATATCTATAAGAAATACATTACGGAATTTCGGCCGTGGTGGTACGACAACATCGACAACTGGGGCAATATGAAACTTGGAGAAGAGCATAGGAAGCACTACGATAAAACTATCGCAGAGCTACAAAAGTGGACAGGCATTAACATGGAACAATATCGACAGTATTTTGAACTCAATCACGAAAATCACGAAAGTATCCCAAAACGTAAACGTGGAAAAAGTAGGGTCAGAAAATCAAAGGAACAACCGATCAGGAAGCTGAAAAATCCTAAGGAGTACAAAATAAGGGTTATCCGAGGTGGTAAAACAGAATGGGAAAGTATTATTGCTGAACAAGCATTTCAATACCGTGGATATGAGTTCTTTATTGCTCATTATCATGGTTGGTGGGTTATATCGGATGTTGCAGCAGGAATTCAAATTGCTTGCCATGACCGATATAAGAAGTCGATTCAAATTGCTAAGGAACGGATAGAGAAGAATTTTGAAAAGTATGTATCTCAGGTTACGCAGTTGAGAAAGGAGGATTCAAAATGAAAGATAGTTCAAATCTAGTCAAAAGATACTCCTGGGTAAAAACATTTACACCTATCATCCCAGCAGGTACCGGACCTACGTATCCTTCGGTTGACCACGCAATTCACGAAATACTTTCCGATATTTTAGAAATGACAGTGGATTCACATGTTGATATAACAGACCAGGAACTAAATAAGTTTACAGATATGCTTATGGTCGGATTAGGAATAGAAGTTTGGGACGATGGGACGTACATTATCTTTCCTGACTATGAGATCAAGATAGAAACAATGGAACGATGGAAATTTGATAAAATGCCTGAGTTTAACGGGTATTAAGGAGGAAGCCAATGAGCAGAGAGATTGACCAAGAAAAAAACTGTTGGACATGCAGTCACTGGTTAATAGGTAGTGGATGCTGGAAAGAAGCGTTCATAGATGGCGCATATAGCCAACTAGGAGTAGTAATGACAGAGCATGATCACTATTGCGACGATTGGGTAATAGAAGGCACGGAAGGGACGATAATGTACGAGGTTGGTTTAGCAGCTGAGAAGATGGAGGATGCGGAATGGCCCAAACACTACAAATAAACAATTGGAAGAAGTTTGTTGTTGGGGTTAATTGGCGAAGTTGGTGCATTGGGTTACAAATACATGATTTAAGAGACAGTTACGGCTACGTCATTACTGAGATCAATATATTGCCATTAACCTTTTTGCTGAGATTTGGTGACGGAACCAAAAAGCTGAGATGCATCAGATGTAAAAAGGTTTTAGATAAAGTGAATGTAGATGAAAGCGAAGAGGTTAAATGTTTGGACTGTTACAACAACTCATAAGGAAATGAGCAATAAAAAAGCCCCTTCATCAGGAGCAACATGCGTTCGCAAAACTATTATACCATGAGCGCTGATGAGGGGGAATGAAAGATGAACACAATGCAAGAACTTTTAAAAGAGTACAAAGAGACAAGAAAGAAATTGAAAAAAGCATACGCTGATCTAAGAGCAACAGAGACATTTCTTGATGATGAATCAGAAAGACGCTACCTCTCTGAAATGATTAGCGATGTAGAGTATGTAATTGAATGGCTGGAGACAGGACGTAGACCAGAGAGTAAACGTGGGATCGAGAGAAGAGCAGCCTATCAAAGAGAAAAGTTAGTAGATCCTATTAGAATGCAGGCTTTTGTTTATAGAGGCACGGCAGGCAGTCCCTGCAATCTTACAGAGTGGGAAAAAGAACAGCTTGAGGACGCGTTATGCTGCCTGTCACCAAGAGAAAAAGAGTGCTATATCCTAACCCATGGTGAAGGATTTTCATTTGAGGAAACGGCTAGATTTTTGTGTATTTCGAAGAGTAGTGTACAAACACTGGTAACACGGGCACAAAATAAAATTGCAAATCGTGTAGTTTCAAGCCTATTCCTTGTCGGATAGGCTCTTTTTTGTCATACGAAAGCCCACTATAAGTAGAAGGGTAAAACGAATATTCGATAAAGGAGATGTCAAATGGAAATTTCGCATGAACTAAAAGGGGTAACTTTGGAAGAAATGAAAGAAATGGGAGCTTCATTTGGAATTGGTATGGCAATTGAGTTGATGAAAGAAGAACGTATTAGAGTGGCACGTAGAGGATGGAACGGAAAAGACATGTTCCTTGCTTATCAAGCAGGTTATCCAGATGGCATTCCAATTAACAAGAACACAGCTGAGGCAACTGGAATAAAAGAAGGGACAGTTTGCAAGTTTCAGCCATACATCATGATGAAAACAGCAGATAATACATTTGTTCCTTGGTTAGCTTCTCAGACAGACTTGTTAGCTGAGGATTACTATATTGTTGAATAGGAGAGATAACATGGCAATTGCTGAGTAGCTTTTTTGTATGCAAAGGCCACCTATATATAGAAGGGTAAAACGTTGGGAGGTGCTGAATTGAAAATCGTTTCTTTCAGTGATAAAGAAATTGAATTAATCATTAGCGCTCTAGACTATCAAAACTATGAATTTGCAACCTATGAGGATGATTCAGGTCACTACGATCTTAAACTAAAGCTAGAACAACGTCTTAATCAACCAGATTCTGAGGAAGATATTAAGAGATTGATAAAAGAAGTTGGAGATAAGCTGGGGAAGGGGATCAAGGAGTTTGAACATGATTTTGAAGAAACGCAGGAACGGATGAAACAAGTTAGAGAGAAAATGGATAATTGGGAACCTAGACTGATTCGCAAACGTTAAATATTTATAAATTTATTCTGTAGGAGGGATAACATGGCATCAACTTCAGTCACAGTTAAAGTTAATGGAATTGAGGAATTAAAGGAGCTTACAAAAGCAATTGAAGATGTTGTGACAGCACTTGAGAAGTTAAATAAATGTACGAACAAAAGGAATACCGTAACAGTATCACCGACTTTCGATGTAACGACTGCTCAATGTGTAGATGCGGTTTCTACCAAAGTGATAGAACGGATAAATGATGAAATTACCAAGTCTCTTACGGTATTTGGAAACAAGTCTTATTAGATAATCTCTCTAAATC